AGTAGCCTAGACCTTCATTTTGTTCGTATAACAGATCTATATGCTCTGCTACTATATCTAATGAAGCTATATTGTAATAACTTGCATCAAAATTACTATCTTCATATTGAGCACCGTGGCGTTCAATGTAATAGTCTTCAACTTTCTTTTTTCCTCCTAATATTTCTAGTGCTACTTCTTTCTCACGTTGAGAGTCACATGCATTTGTAACTAACTCTCTAACAGTGGACTGAACCGGCATAGAATATTGTGTGGATTGGAGAATGTCAAATACCATCTTCTCTGCGCCTTTATTGATGCGCTTTGCAATGCCGGTATCACCCCGCATTGGTTTGTCAATTGTTTTTATACTCATAATTTATTTTTAAAATATATACCTTATAGTGTTCCAAGGTATAATTGATTCGTGTAATTGTTTAAATTCACTGATGTATTCAGATTTTAAACCTAGTTTGTATCGTATATTTTCTCCTCCATACTGCGAACGCTTAGTTTCTTGCTTACTTACGACCCATAAATCTATTTCTGTCTTAGGGTTGTTCTGTAAGTTCACAGTATGTTTCTTAATATTGTGTGTAAGGAAAATACATTCGGATAATACTTGGTTTTTGTTTTCTACATATTCATTCACTATGTTAAATAGATCTTTATAATCTTCTAGCCATCCATCATATACTATAATGGGACTGTAATTAACATGTACATCGTAGCCTGCTTCTATAAATGTATTAATAGCTTTTATTCTATCAATAATTTTAGATGTATTAGGCTCGTGTAAGTCTGACTTATGTTGAGGCATTAAACTAAATCTAATACGTATTTTACCTTGTGGGTTAAATGATAATAGATTTGGATTAACATATTTTGTTGCAAAGCTGCCCATTGCAATAGGATGGTCTCTGAAGAACTCAAAGGTTTTTTCCCATTCATGGTACTTAGCATGCAGAGCAAAATCTTCGTTACAACTAATATCATATGTTGTAAACTCAGGATGTGTTTGATTAGGTTTATCTACAGGTGTAAAAAAAGCATGATTGTTTACAGCTGTTAATATATCTCCTGTATTAGTTGCTACATCAAGACCAGTATCTTTATGTCTTTTCATGTAGCAGTAAGAACAGTTGTATAAACAGCCATAACCAAAGCTTGGACTAATAAAATCTGTAGATCTTCCTGAAGGCCTAATAAGCATAGACTTTCTAGTGATCTTTTTTATCATAGTCCTAACCTTTCTTCGTCCATACGATCTTCTAAAAAAGAATCATGCATTCTATCTGCATACTCATAATCTAGCTCAGGTTCTTCAAAGAAATCATCACATGTTTCGCACCAGAATCCTTCCGCAGGCTCTGCATGTTCTTTACAATCTGAACAAAGTCCTTGGAGTATTGTAGCGTCGCAGCAATAGCTAGGACCACTGTCATTATCTGTGTATTCTCCCCCACAGCAAGGGCTTACTAATTCTGCCATAATTTTAAGTGTTTGGTTAATAAAAAGGAAAGAGGGTGGTAGGACCGACCTGGGTATCTACCAGCTTCCAGCGCGCTCAGTCTGCTACCCCTCTAACCTATTTGTTTGATTAGTTCTATTGTTTCTAGAACTTGTTTTTGATTCTTTGGTAGGAAAAGAGCATAAGTATCTCCGTTTTCCATCAAATGATTTTTAAATAGTTTCCATTTTAAAGGAAATACATCATTAGCATATCCTTTAACTTCTACTATCCATTTACCATCAGGATCTACAAAATCAGGAGTATAAGTTATATCCCTAACTTTAGCAGTTATATCCATGTATCCTTTTTTCTTAGGTTCAACACATCCATTTGTAAAGTGAAATCCAGTCATTAAAACAAATTTCTTTTGTTCATATAATGATTTAATTTTAGCTTTCTCAAATTCTTTGTAGGTAAATAATTCTAATTTTGAACGGAATTTAATATTCTTATAAACTTTACTTGTTGCATTTCTAATCTTATTATTCTTCTTCATATTTTATACATTTTTTTAATATGTCTTGTGCTATTAAAGATTTAGCAAGTTCTTTATCTCTATAAGTTTTGACAAAATCCGAGATATCTTTAGTCTCAAACTCAGGTTCCAAAAAGATGTTTTGTACGCTATAAAGAGAACAGATTTTATTGGCCATTGTTTGACCGGTATTTTCTTCTTTGTCAAAATCGTTATCGTAGAATATAATTATATTTGCAAATCTACGTTTTAATTCTAATATTATCTCTTCTTTAGGCATTAAAACTTCACTTTGAAAAGCTATTGCAAAGAAGCCTAGTTCATACAAACACATCACATCTTTTAGCGATGAGGTAATTATTAAAACATCCCCTGTTGCAGGCAATTGATCCCATCCTTGAATAGAGTCTGTATTTGTATTACTGGCCCATTTATACTCTGAATAAGGTGCATAAATCTTATATTTGTCTCCTATTGTATAAACATAAGTCATTTTATCACATTTAAATCGTTGTAAATTAATCCAATAATAATCAATAGGTTCTACATCAAATTTTATTAATGTCTTTTTTGTTATAAAATATTTACTCCAAAACTCTTTATCTTCTTTAGCCCACTTACGTCTTCTCTTTCTTATAATAGTTTCTTGTTTAGGCTGTATTTTTATATTAGATTTATAACCTACATATCCCATTGTGAAATTAATCTCTGACTTACGAGAAGCTAAATTAAGATTGAAATCATTATCTATAATCAACAAGGCATCATAAAACCCACATGAATATTTTGCCATAATATATCCAAAGCAGTCAAATGTATGTTCAGGATACCCAAAGTCTTTATACAACAAAGAACTCTTCCATTCTATAATAGAAGCTGAGGGATTTTTATCTCCTCTTAATTCACTGCAGAACTTTTCTTTAACGTTCTTAAAAACTGTGCAGTAGTACTTAAAAATGTCATAAGCTGAAATCTTTTCAAGTATTTTTTCAGTGCACAGATGTGCATCACTATCTCTATTAATAATTGGCATATAGTTAAATTTAAAAAGAAAAGGGGTACAACCCAACCAGCGGACTCCACGTTTTATCTGGCCTTTTGTGTACACAAGCCCATGAGCTTCCCCCCTTTCTATATTAATTACCAGTCATCTCCTTCTGATGGTGTATCCGTAAATATACCATTAGAATCTGGATCTGGTGTTGGTACTGCTAGTTGAGGTGTAAATTCTCCCCATATTAAATCTGAATTGAATTCAGCATTAAAAGTTCCATACTCATCAGATAGCTTCTTTATAAATAAATTATCTCTTTGAGGCTTTACTCTTCCAAAATGCTTTGTATATACAGATTGATATTTTCCATCCTTTACTCCTACTAACACTCTTATAGTATTCTTATCTAAAACTTTAGCTAAAGTTTGGATCTCAGTAACATTACCTTTAACAATTTCTCCTATAGTTTCAAAGGATACATCATCACCAGATGCTACATTAGCCCACGCTTTTACAAATTCTACTAAAGTCTCTTCTCCTACATAAGCTTTTCTCTGTCCTTCAGCTTTCCACCAGTCATAACTTGGCTCTTCTGCAGACCAGGTAGCTTGACCAACATTGTTGATCCATTGAAATTTACCTGTTTGTGAAGTTCTTTCTTTAGGTTGAGTTAAGATTTCAAATCTAGTAGTAATATCTGAATTCTTTAACCAGAATGTAACTTTAAAATACTCCTCACCATTTAATTCTATAAAATAGTTAGGTTCTGTTTTTAAGTTTATTCCTAAATCATGTAATTGTTGTAATGTAGGATTTACAGTCATTACTTCCATGTTTGTTAAGCCGGAATATAATTTCATTCCTGCTCCTACTACCTCTTGGGTACTATCATTGCTTTTTATCATTGTCTAATTTTTAAGGGTTAAAATTCTAAGTTTTCGTCTTCGTCTTCACCAAACTCTTCAGCTTGTTGCTCTGCTACTAGTTCTAGAGTATCGTCAATAGTAGGTACAGGTATACTAGTTTGATTAGGATCTGCAGCTGTTTCTGTATCATCTACAAAGTTAAAAGATAATTTTTTAACTCTCTTAGCTTTCTTACCTTTCAGTGCAGGGTGTTGGAATATTTGCGTTACTTCCCAAGTTTCTAATCCGTACTTTACTTTAATACCATCTCTACCAATACCATTGTCTAAATCTGCTAAGATCATAGTAGTAGTAATTGTTGCGGGAGTTTCTTGCGCGGCAACTGGCGCATTTGATGTTGCTTCAATCATTTCTTTTAATTTTTAATTAATTAATCTATAAATATTTCTGGCCATTCTAAAGGCATGACCTTACCTTTTAAGTGATTACATCTAGAGCCTGCAGTTACATCATCCATAGAATCAAAAGAAACCATAGTTTCTCCTTCACCTTCTCTATATATATAACCAACTGCATCAGCGTTAGCGCATGTGATTTGCTTGATCTTACCAGTTAAGTCAAGGTCTTTAACAGCAACCTCTTTACCTTTCTTCTCAAGCATTTTATCCTTTAAGTGTCCAACTAAGATAACATGGTCTGCCAGTGTATTCAATCTATCTAACCATTTTTTATACGCTATTCTTAAATATAAATAGCCACCGCCATTTGGCAATGATAGTATAGACATACCTGGATTCTTTGTTTCAAAGTTTTTACCCATCGGAGTTTTCATATAAATACTCTTTGCTTCTTCTTCACACCATTCCTCTAATTTAGAGATAGTATCAATAGCTACATATTTATATGGTCTTCCCTGCTTAATAATTTCTCGACCTACATCAGCAAGTTCTTTTAAATTAGATACTTTAATTTTCAAAGCGTCTAACATGTCTGAACCATCTTCTAGATCAATAATTAGGCAGTTTTCTAATTGGGATAACATAGTAGTCTTACCTATCTTAGGGGGACCATATATTATCATGTTCTTAGGCGATTTACGGCTCGCCTTTACCTTACTAGTTGGTAATTCCATCTTTTTTTGTTAAGTTAAATTTTTCTTTAATTTTATTTCGTGTACTTACTAGCCTAGAGCGCTTTGCTCTAGGGTGATCAAACATTTTATCATTCTCTGGTCTAATCACATCACGGTTATCCATTTTGTTAATTGTACCTGTAAGATTATTATAAATCTCTACGGCTTTTCTCTTGCCCATTGTCTTGTTTTTTATCAAAGTCTCTTAAGTTACGTAAAAACTTCTTATGGTTAATATTGCTATCTACGTGCTCTATAATCTGAGAGGATACATAAAGTCCTAACACAAATCCTACGGCACCTACAGTAATAATTGTTAATGTTATCATATCTTATTTATTTTTTCTTTCGTTAATTGTAAATGTAGACATTTCTGCTTCAAATGGTATCATACCAAGTAGTCCATCTCTGTTCTTTTCTACATGTATTGCTAACAGTCCCATTGGATCTTCATCACAATATAACTCTGTGATTCCATATAGATCATTAGGTCGTTGTAGCATCATTACAACATGAGCATCCTGGCCAATACTATCGCCTCCAAATAAATCTGTTAGCAGTGGTTGGTACTGTGCTTTAGCACGGTGCTCTTGTTCTATGTTCCTATTAAGCTGAGAGATCAAAATGTTTATAGTGCCCATCTTAGCTTGTAACCACATACATCCTTTAGATACATCATTAAGCTTCTGTAGTTCATGTTCTTTCTCACTTAATATAAGCCTAGAGTGATCAAATACATTTATAATAGTATGGTCAGGTCGTTTATTAGTTACGTCTATATTAGATTTCTTAATAAACTCCATATCTCTAGGTACATTATTAAAATAGATAGGGTAATGAGCGTACTTAAGTACTTCTTTCTTAAACTTCTCATACTCTTGTCTTTCTAATTTATGCTCTACAGATAATAATTGACTCACTTCTTTATGAGTTCCTTTTGCACCGGCTCTAAGTATCTGTTGATATCCTGGCATTTCAAAGCTCCAATATAATACTAGTAATTTCTTACCTTTATTGTTATCTAACAAGTCAAATATCATCTGATTGCTAAAAGCTGACTTACCTACGCCGGGCCTACCAGCTATTACATACATCTTACCAGGTTGTAATCCTCCTAATAAATTTTTATTTAATCTCTTCCATTTAGTAGGATATACAGACCTTGTACCGTTCATTCCGTCTTGTACCTGATAAAGAGATGCACTAATAGCTTTATTAATACTTTTAAACCCTCTGTCTTTAAAGGGATCTTGTGATTCTATTTCCATTGTCATTTGTGTTTTTGTCAATATCCTCATACTTCTCCCAAGTATGATTATTTAACCAGGTTTCTAAATTTTGTAAGTATCCTAAGTTATCTCGCTCTACAGTCAATTGAACATCTAACAGTTTCATAATGCGTTTATGTTCATGTACCTGGGTACCAATAAGCTTGCGATATTTTGCTTTACTCTTTTGGTTAGCCTTTGATGCGGGATCTTTAGCATGCAGTATTCGTATACCTCTGGCGGGAGAATTTACCTTCATAGGATACGTACTTAACAGCTCAGCAAACATGGAGTCAAAGCTACCTGAAAACAAATCAATAAACTCTTGTCTAATGATATTGTTTTCAACAGTTGCTCCAATTTTTACATAGCCTTTAGCTTGTAAGTCTAACCAATTAGGGTTTAACTTAAGCTCTTTAAAGATAGAATATCCGTTACGATATAATAGATATAAAGAAATGAAATCATCAGCGCTAATCTGACTGTCTTTCAATAAGTCTAAGTTTACTTCTATCTTCATCTTTGTCTATATGGTATTAATAAAATGACTCTATATAGTTTACTCTCACTATATTTTTGCTCGTCATCTTCCATATATATATCAGTTGATTTTTGCATCAGTCTGAGGTACAGACCATCTTTGGTTGATATGAATTGAATAAATTCATTTGTCACTGCTAGATAAAACATAACAATGAACATTAAATAGTTTAAAGGAATTTCCATATTTATAAATTTTAAAGGTTATTAATTAGGCTTTTAGCCAGTTTACATTATTCAGATTTTTTACTGCTTTCTTAAGCCACGTCTCTTCTTGACTATCCTCTACATAGAGAATATATATTGTACCGGTTTTACCTTCTTGAAATCTAACAAGTCTTCCAACTCGTTGTATCATTGATAACCCTTTACTTGTGATCCCACATATAATACCCATATTAGCGTCAGGTATATCTAAACCTTGGTTTAAAGCTTTAGTACTACATAGCACATTTATACTGCCTTCTTTAAAAGCATCTAATGCTAATTTTCTTTGCTTGACAGTCTTTCCACTGTGGTATACAACTGCTAAGGGATCTACAGCTGCACACATTTTATCAGTAAATGCATTAATACCACCAAAAGAGATAATTCTACTATCAGTATTATCAGTTACAAGCTCTTTAAATCTCTCTAGCTTATTCTCTGCTGAATCTATTATCTTTTTACGCATACGAATAGTTCCAAAGAAGTTAGCGGCATTTGCTTTGTCTTGAGGATCAGCATGTGTATTATTTAAGTGTTCTTTAGCTTTGTCAAATGCATCAAACATTCCTAATTCATACTTATAGTATACAAACATCTTGTTTATTTTCTTATACTCTTCACGCTCAGTGTCTGTTAATTTTATAGGTATACAATTAATCTCATAAGGAGATACTAAACCTAACTTTACACACTCATCTAAAGAGATGTTATAAATTGTAGGAGCTAACTTACGTAGTATATGTTTATACTCAAGCTCTTCTGGCTCTGTTGCTGTCATACATAATAGGTTATCATAAGTGTTCATACTGAAGAACTTTCTATGTTCTTTACTCAAGCCTAAATGTATTTCATCACATACAACTATACTATAGTGCTGTCCTTGCAATTTATATGCAGACTGATAACACATAATATCTACGCTGTCTAGGCAATGAGAGTACCCCCATTTATGAAACTCATCTTCAAATTGTTCTTGCAATTGAATCGTGGGAACTAAAACCAGTGCTTTAGTAGAAGGATTGCTCCTAAGAATGTAGTTAATGGCAGCCACACCACATCTTGACTTACCAAAGCCGGTACCAGCAATGAGACTACCAATACCATTATTATCAGCCCACGCATTAAGCGCTTTCTTCTGTTCATTGTCTTTGGTTTCATTTAATTTCATTTTTATTTTCATCTTTATTTTTATTTTGTCCAACAATTATTTACTGTTACTTCAGCTTCTAATAAGCCATTTGTTACTATCTCTTTAGCAGCTACTTCCATTAAATGTTTCATGTCTTTTGACCATTCTTCTACATAGTCATCTTGACATATAGTGTCTATCTGATCATGTACAGTCATTACTAGTTTAACAGGTGCATCATTTACATCTATATGCTCACGCATTAGTATTAAAGCTCTCTTAGTCATATCAGCACTAGCTCCTTGAATAGGTGTGTTCTTACTAGCTCTCTCGATACTACCAAGTTCCATTGTTGACGACTTGTTATCCCATATCTTTGGGTACCAGTTAGTAAACCATCTCTTCCTATTATAAGGAGGAAATGTTTTAATATAGCCATATCTCTTACCGTAGTTCCCTAACTTCTCCAGAAAGCCCTTAATAGCAGGAAAAGCTTTAAAATATTTTTCAATAAGGAGCTTAGCATCGCTAATATTAATATTAAGGGTATCAGCGAGCTTATTAGGACCCATACCATAAGCGAGTCCAAAGTTGATTGTTTTGACATTTGTTCTAAGTTTTTTATGTGCAGCACAGTTACATTTTTCTTTATTACTCATGTATAAGCAGTCATCTTCTGCACTTGTTATCCATTGGTTACCATATACTAGCTCAGCACAGGTTGAATGCAAGTCTTGTCCGTCTTCTAAAGCTTTAATCCAAACTGGGTCCTTAGATCCAAAAGCAATTACATTTAACTCTTGGCTTGAATAATCAGCACTTACAAAGCTCCATTTATCAGGTGCGATGAAACAGTTCCTAAAACTATTGTTTGCAGGTATCTGTTGCATATTAGGTTTACTACTACTTATTCTACCTGTATCTAGTATTTGGTGAAAATTAGTATGTATCTTACCATCTCCACTAAAATTCTTAAAGAAGCTCTCTCCATAAGATGTCCACAATTTCATTGCCTCTTTATATTTTATATATTTATATATGATAGGGAACTTAGATCCATATTTAATAAGCTCTTTACCATTAACATTATCCAATTTAGGTACAAATGTTTGAAACAATTCAAGCACTTGTTTAGGTGATGTCCATTTAACATCTACAGTTCTTATTTCATCAGTAGGTATAAATAAATCTGCTTGCACATATTTATTTACAAATTTAGACAGAGTTATATCAGTTAAAATCAGTTCATCTAATTCTTTTGCTAACTCTATAGCTTTGCGAGAATTGATTTCTTCTAGTCCTAACCATTTACTTTCGTCTACATCTAACCCATTATATTCTATGTCAGCTAATGCTAACACAGCATCATTTTCAAGAGCAACTGTATTTTCAAGTTCAAATTGCGCTATTCTATTCTGTTGTAAATCTTTTATTTTACATAGGTGTTTAACATCTTCTGCACCATATTTTATCTGTTCATCTGTAAATTTAGTATCAGCCATATTTATAAATGATAGTCTAGTAGATTTATCTAGTTCTAGGTTTAAATATCTTTGACATAAATTACCAAGAGAGAATCCTAATTTTGTACCACAATAGATTACTTTCTCAGTTAACATTGTATCATAAATGTTATTGCATTTTATATTTGCAGTATGTCTTATAAATTTATAATCAAATTTAGCATTGTGAAATATCTTTACAATATCATTACTTTCTAAAAGTTCTTTTAATGGTTCTATACTGGTTACTCTTGTATCTATAATAAACTGATTTTCTTCATCTCCAATTTGAAACATAGTCATTATATTAGTAGTAAAATCTAATCCATTGGTTTCTGTGTCTATTCCTAATGTCTTTTTATCTCTACAATATTCTATTATTTCATCGGTGTTTGTTACTAATTTGTAAGCCATAAGTGATTGATTTTTAATAACAAAGGGAAGATTTCTCTCCCCTTTGTAGGTTTTTAATTAAAGTTGACTATAAACACATCCATTATACTTACGCGGCAAATATACAAATATTTTTAATAACCACCAAATAATATAATAATAAATAATATAGGGGGATGGTCTATGTCCCCCTATATTAAAACAAAGTGTAAACTATAAAAAATTACTTTATAGAATCATATTAGTCTCTCCTACAGCATCTAATTTAGATGTAGTAACAGAGGCTTTTCCTTCAGCTTCTATTGTTATAGAATCTGGTTGTAAAAATGTGTGTAGTTCTTTTGTTTCTTCATTTGTCATAACTACATCAGTATTAGAGAATATGTATTTACCTTCATGAGTAATATAATCTCCATCTTTACCCTTTCTTTTAGCTGCAGTTTCTATATTCTCTTCTTGCCATTCACTAGCAGTAGTAGTTTCATCTACTACAACTCTGAATCTGACGTTGTTATAAGCAGGATTTAAAATGTTTAATTCTAACATTTCTCCTTTCTCTGTAACTTCCCAAGCTGCGTCGCTACCAAGATTAATACCTAAAACTTCTGTTGCATCAGCTGGTTCAGCTGTTAACCAAGATCTTCTAGCACTTGAACTGAATCGTTCATCTGATTTGTTCAGTAATGTTAATGCGTTCATTGGTTTTGCATTGATTTGAATAATTTCTGCGAACTCTAAATGAAGTTTACCTCCATTCACTTGTCTTGCGTTTACTAGGAGAGTATCTCCTGCTTTTAGATCTTCTAAAGATCCACTGTTAATTGTGTTCATGATTTACATGTTTTGTGTAACCTGATTTCTTTATCAAGGTTACGGGTTAATTAAATGTTTTGATTTTACTGGTTTCTAGTGCAGGTTGTTTGAAGTCGATATCAACTTTCCTGTCAATTATGTGAATTATCATTTCTAATAATTCTCTTTTTGCTTTTTTAGATGTGTAGTACTCTGACATACAAACTACTCTTAATTTTAGTAGTTCAGACAGATTTCTAGGCTTATTAATATCTACACAGATGCCTTTTAGTTTGATTTTCATGTTCTTACGTGTTATTTAATTATACGGTTTATAAATGTTTGGGTGTCGTGATACTTGTCTAATTAAATAGAACTTACAGTAGTACCAAGTACTATTAATACTACTGTAAGTATAATTGATAATAAAACTACTGCAATTCGTAGTAGTTTAATTTCTTTTAAATATATGGAGGTTAACCATTTATAATATTTAAGTTGTTTGAGGTTATTTGATGAGAGTTCTAATATTGTTTTCATGTCTTTTGAATTGTTATAAAAAATACGGTTAATATTAGTGTAAACCCTTTGTCCCATGCAAATCCTAATGCACATACTTTTGTTTCATACCCAAGAGTTAGGATATATTTCTCTTTAAAATACCAAGTCTTGTTCATCGTTTCCAATTTGGATTTACGCTTACTGATTCTTTACCAACAAGAGCTGGTATAAGTTCATAACTTTTTGGATCAGCAGAGAAAGTATTTAATTTAGTTCTTAGATCTACAGGATTTGATTCATCATTTAATCCACGAATCCATTCTCTAGGACTACAAGTAGCATTTTTAGTTGTTAATCTACCTTTACTTGTAATTACAATATTTTGTTTATCTGGTCCTAAATATGCATTGTATGAATCATGATCATATTCTTTTTGTAGATTGTCTTTAATATAATCTTGAGAATCCATTGTTTCTACTCCGTGTTCATCAGTTGTAGTAAACACTTTGGGATCATACCAACAACTCTGTGTAACTGGTTCTCTGTAAGTATAAGATATTTGACTGTCTTCGTATTCTAATGCTTCATATCCTAAGAAGAAACATTCTCTATTTCTTAGGTAAGATAGTCTATTAAACTTTGGTTCTTTGTATAATCCTAGTATTACTTGTAATGCTACTGGAGGATTAGGTGTTGCGTGTACTACTTTGAAGACTCCATCAATTTGAGCTTTGTCAAACCCTTTGAATTGTAGTAGTTCTTTCATTAGTGCTCCTGTATTACTCTGATTTAGAGCTTCTAAAAGCACTTCTTTTGAATTTTTTTTGATGTTTCTTGGATACATAATTTAATGATTTTAATGGTTAATTGATTTTAGTTTATAATAAATAAAATGGGCTGAGATTACACCATTTAATACACATCTTTCGTTGTTTAATTCCCACCCCAAGGCAGGTTAACAACTTATCCACTATTGTCTCCAATAGTATTGTGCAATGACGATTAGTATAGCTAATCACTCTTAACGTTATAAATTACTCACAAGATACTTAGACGAGGTGATAGGTTCTAGGGCCCATACCTGCTTTTCTCTTGAAATACATATCAACTTGAGGTATCAATGCACCTGAATTCTCTTATTTGAGTCCAGACTTAGTCATCTTTCATTCATAACGGAACAACACTTGTTCTTTTTTAGTTGTTATTATTATTGGCGCAAGTAGTGGTTATTCTATAGTTTCGTCGCCTTTTGAGAGACAAAATACTATACTACTCACATATAACTTTTCATCGTTATGGTATTTCAGGTTATATCTATTCTCTAGATTGCCCATCATACTGATTCATACTCTTCATTAACTCGACAGTTAATTCAGAACTAAATCTACAGTTGTTTCCTATTGCTATCACTAGCTCATCTCTCCCACTAAAATAGAAGAAATACACATACCCTCAGTCAGTTGACCCTTGGTGCTGTGTAGTATCCTGCTTGCTTAAATTGACCGTAATTGGCAACATAGATTCCAACACTATGTCTTTAGGTATATTACTATACTTATCGGGTTAAGCCCCATTTCTTTAAAACACTATTTCTTTAGCATTTTACTCATTTTATATCCACCTTCCATATATAATTCTACTTTATCAATACAATCATATATTTGAATGTTATTATTTTTGATCATCCAGAATCTTGCTGCTTTTAAACAATCAGCTCTGTATTTCCATCTATCTGCTCTAGGCAGTTTATTTAACTCTTTTTGAGTTAATACTTGAATGTTTGGTAATTTATAATTTGCCATGATTAATATATTTTTGGTTGTTTATATCTATGTACTTTTATATACTGTTCGTGTAAATCATTACAATTATGGTTCTTATTGTAATTCCATTGAGTTATTAATGCTTTACTTTCTTCTACTCTACCACTATATTTAAAGTAATTATCAAATTCAATGTGATTACGTTTATATCTTTCATACCATTCTTGTTCCTCTTTCATTTCTCTTACGAAATGCTTCACTAGTTCTTTATTCATAATACAGTATTAACTTTTAATGCTACAACTACTTTGATTAAGTCTTGTATTAACTCATCATGTTTAGCTTTATTTATAGTTGTTTTATTACTGTGTTTATATGCAGACTGTAAGTAGTCTAGTGTGCGTTTAAGAGTTTGTAAGTGAAGATGATTATAGTCTGGTCCTGATTTGAATTTCTCTTTACTTAGTTTATATTCTAATTCTTCAACTCTGTTCTTTAGTTCATAGATAGTATCATTATTATCTTGTAACATTCCTGCTATTTCTAAATTCATTTGATTTGTTTTTTATAGTATTCTATTATTAAACTATCTCTTGTATAACTATACTCTAGATATGCTTTATCTAATTCATAGTCTATTTGTGTCTGATGTGGTGTTAATTTAGGTGAACATGATGTAATAATTGATACTATTATTAGTATTAATATAAATATAATTATACGCATCCAATTCACATCACTTAGTTTATTCTTCATCTTATTATGTTTTAGATTAAACAATATATACTCCACCGTCTACGTTAGCATAAAGCATATTAATAGATCATTTGTCAATGGAGTATATATTGTTGTAATTATGACCCTATTGGTCTTCCTCTTGTTTGTCCAGTAGCATATGTATCTTTAGAGAACATTCTATCGTTATTTTTTAGATTGTATTGATAGATAGTAACACTCATCTCATTAATAACATCAAAGTGAGTGTTTCTAAATTCTATTTCATCATCAGTCCAGAAGTTTCTATATTGTTTATCATCACTGCCAGGATGTGCATCCCAGTTTAATGATTTAGTTATACAATGTAACAGTTTGTCGATAAGACATAAGTCTTTGAATTCATCCATAATTTAAATGTGTTTTAATGTGTCAATTAAGTGTAAGTGTTATATTAATGTAATGTCTGAGAACTGAGCAGTCGTAATACTTGCCTCAAATATGACCCTGAGTGTAGGACAGCACGCTCACAAGAACAGTGCTAATCCTACCTCTCTAAGGTTAGGTCAAACCTTTTAGTTATGTTTATATTAAAAAAAAGGGTTTTATAACCCTTTTATTAGTGTAAGATAAGAAGCTAACTTCTTCTTTACACGTTTGAGAACAGTAAGATCCTCTTCTTTCTCAAAGAATCCGTCATCGTTGACGGTAAAGACGTCATTCAATTGGAATGATGTATCAGTAGACACACTCTGTGTCTTGTTCATTTTGCTATCACGACCAGTGATAGAGATGCAGTCACGTCCAGATTTCTTGGACTTGAATGTGTTACTAACCTTAGTAACCAAGAAGTAATTTTCCATAGGATAAATTGATTTAAGTTAAACTTTGTTTAATATTATGTGGGGGTACACCCATACGTAAAGGATAAGGGGGGTGTTGTTTTGAGGACCTTCACACGTTCACAAACCCTCCCAAAAATTATTTTTTTAGTTTTTATTTTTTTTATTGGAAAGTTTTTGTATTTTTGCACCGCAACATTATTCATCCCTTGGTAACCAAAAATGGGAAAAGACATCGGATTGTAGTCTTAAATAGAGATAGAGTTTTCTCCGGTAGTTGCAAAAGAACAAGCGTATAAGTTCTAGTTGGGATACATTTCACATAGGTAGGTGAGGTGAATTAACACTAATTATAGTATCCCTGGGTCCCCTTAAAAGGAGCACTGCTAGATCGAAATCCAAGTTTGAAAAAGAAATCCTAGGGGGAGAGTTATATCCTTTTTAGGATGTTTAAAAGTTTCTTATTATTTATTTGTTTATATAAAATATATTTTTATATCTTTGCACAAACAAATAAATATAGAAAATATGAATTTCACACCAAATGGAGTTTGGGTAATCCTCCCAGATCCAACAATCACAGAGACAGAATCAGGAATCATTTTAGATGAAACCACTGCTTTAGAAAACTCTAAGAAGTCTAATATATTAGAAGTATTAGCTGCAGGGCCTCAATGTATCTTCGTTAAAAAAGGAGATACTGTTATGATAGATCCCCGCACAGAAGCGGTTAGAGCTACTATAGAAGGAAAAGAATACTTAATGGTAGGAGAACATCAAGTATTAGGTATACTACAATGAAAAATTTAAAGGGGCAAGTAACAATATCTATAGAAGACTTTCAAGCACTATTAGACACAGCTGGAGTAAATATAGAGTTACGAGATAATTTAAAGGCATCCGCTAGAGAATTAGAAGTATTCCTGTCTTTTGTATGTGGTAGAGTAGATATGGATAAACACATAGACGAATTTAACAAACAAGCAAATCATTCTACTATTAGTATAACTAACGGTAGAGCAAAAATCAATATTAAAAATGAATATAACAATTAAAGCAGATACAACAATTAAGCGACTTCGTATTTGGAATGGTATTTTCAACCTAACAGATAAAGAACTTGAGATTTTAGGTCAGTTAATAGATGTAAGTATTAATAACAAAGGCGGTAATTTATGTTCTGTTGAGAACAAAAAAAAGGCTGCAAAAGAATTGAAGATAAGTGACTATAATACTTTGAATAATTATGTAAAGAGATTTAAAGATAAAGGCGTAGTAAGCCTTAAAAATAAAAAATATATCCTAAACAAATTATTACATTTAAATGTTACCGATGTCAGAATCAGAATTAAACAAGGTTAGGCTAGAAGGACTAGTTTTTTCTATATTTTATATAGAGCCGTACAATATACTAATTATACAAAGTCCAGAAGGAACTTTGTTATCACTTAAAATAGAAGAAGATTATGAGTAATGAAAATGAAGAACTTAATGTTACACCCCCAAGTATGTGGGAGATGGCAAAGAATTTCAGTAAAGAGTTAACAACATACATAGCACAGGGGCAACCTAATGTATCTGAAGAAGATTATGAAGATCGTTTAGCTGAATGTAATGCATGTCCTTTACTACTGAAGAGAAAAATGAGATGTGGAAAATGTGGATGTCTTATTGAACATAAAGCAAAATGGAAAACAACAACTTGTCCAGACAATCCACCAAGATGGAAAGAACAAATATGATAAATGTCTAAAAAAATTGATACTCCAGATTTTGAAATAGTATGGGTTAGTTTATCTGAATTAGAACTTGCTCCTATAATAGTTAACGATTGGAAAACTTCAGAGAACGAAGGAAAACCAGTATATGATTTTAAACGTTTAAAAAAGGATATTCAAGAAAACGGTATAACAGAGCCTATAACAGCAGTGAGAAGAACAGGTACAAAGCATTGGTCAGAATGGGAACTAGAATTAGAGTTTGTTATTAGAGAAGGACAGCATAGAATTTATGCTCTAAAAGAATTGTATCCAGATGGGATAGTAAAATTAACACTTGTAGAAAGAGGTACTGATACGTACAACATTGGATAAAAAATTAATCATATATAAACTAGCTAATAAATATGATTTACCTCTCAGTAAAATAGAGAAAATTGTAAATTATCAATTTAAATATTTGGCTGGTATAATAAAAGAAGGTAAATTTGACGCCGTTAGGCTACCATATTTTGGAATCTTTTCTGTTAAACAGGGGAGGTTATCACATATAATAAAAAAAACAAATGAGAAGAATCCTACGTAAATATAAGTGGCTGCATTATTTTGGTATTCATAATGCGGATTGTATGAGACAAGTATTCACAGAAAAAGATAAATGGCTATGTTTAATAACAGGTAAGATCTTTAAATATAAAAAATAAAATATGAGTTTAAGAATAGCGTTAAAAAAACAAGGAACAGTAAGGGGTAGAAGATGGATAATTAAAAGAAATCCTGATAACAGTATTAAAGAGGTTAAGTGCATCTTTAAACCTGAAGAATATGAAAAACAAAGACGAGCTAAACCTATGTTTGGAGATAGAAAATTAATAATAGAATTAGAAAAGGAATATGAAAGAGTTACTAGTAATAGCAGATAACAAAGCTGTACCCAGTGCATATGCATTATCTATTGTTGAATTTAAGAAATTAAAACCTCAAGAGTTAGCATTCATATACTTTATGATTAATCATAACTCTCCTTTTGCAGTTTATGAATGGGATCAAAGAATAAAAGAAATTAAGATTAGTCTTTATGGAGATAAAGAGTGGACTCCGTCTTCAAAAGTTTTCAGTGGATGTGATAAGTACGAACAATTACTTGAAACATCAGCAGTAAGATTACTTAAAGCTGCAAGAGGAGCTATTGTTAAATTGGAAAAATATTTTAGAGATATAGATCTTACTATGATGGATGATAATGGTAAACCTATTTATCATGCAAAAGATCTGATTAATAATATTGAAAAGATGGGAAAAGTAGTAGATGGTTTAACTAGGTTAGAAGATATAGTTAGAAAAGAAGAACAAGCCGCAAATACAAACAGAGGCGGAGTTGAAGTTAATAAATATAATATGTAATGGATGATAATTTTATAAAAGTTTATGAGAATGCTATTTCTGATTCAATTTGTGATCAGATGATAGAATGTTTTACTACTGAGGAAACATGGAATGGAAGAATACTAAGTGGACACAATCCAAACATAAAACAAAGTACAGATTTAAATCTGTTAAATGTAGACAAAGAACACATTAAGGAAGAAGTTATTCCTGCCTTACAGAAAAGTGTAGAAGACAATTTACTAAAATATGTAAAACAATATCCTTTGTGGCGTCATGGAGGAATTGAAAATGAACCAGATACAGTATTAAAAGATCATTTATTTACTAAATATAGTATTTGGAAATATGATATACTTATGAAAAAGTATAATAAAGGTACTGATGGTTTTCATGCATGGCATGAAGATAATGGATTTCAATATCCAGAAAATACTAGAGTATTAGTATGCATGTTTTATTTAAATGATGTAGAGGAAGGGGGAGAGACAGGTTTTTATTTCCAAAAAATGAAAGTTAAACCTACAAAAGGTACGTTAGTTATTTTTCCAGCTGGATCTACACATTTACATAAAGGACATATCCCTATAAGTAATGATAAATATATTTGTAATTTTTGGTTAATTAAAGGGCAGGTAGAATATAAATAAGTAATTAATAATGGATTTTTTAGAAGACATCGAGATGTATGATTTAGCTATGAGAAATGCATATGAATTTGTAACGAGAAAGAAAACAATAGATGATATCTATTATGAATTGGAAGCGGATAATATAGAAAATTATCCTTTACCTTTTGATCCTATGGACCAGGGAAGTATAACTGGTGGAGTAGTTGATCTAATAATAGAATACTTTACATCTACTGAAGAATACGAAAAATGTGCAGACCTTATGAAAGTTAAAAATAGACTTGAGAAAGTTCAATAACATAGATAGAATACGCCCTGCTGCGGTGACATTCATTAATCATGGGTATTATACTGATGCGCTTCCTGGTACGCGAGAGTATTTTGAATTTTGGGATGAGGAGAAAAAGAGATGTATGTATGGATATACTAAGGATGAATTACATGTAACTGGATTTCATTACTTTTATTTAAATTACTGTCCTATTGATAGGGCCATTGATGAAACCTTACCAGATGGAACAATACAATCTAAACGTGAGAGAACGTTTCCTGCTTTTTATGATGGAGATTGGCAATATTTTCAAGAAATAGATAAAGCTAGAGCAGCTAATAAACATATGATAGTCCTAAAAGCAAGACGTAAGGGATATTCTTATAAAGCAGGATCTATGCTTGCACGTAACTATTTCTTTATAAAGAACTCTAAGAATTTTGTATTTGCTTCTTCAAAAGAATTCTTAATAGGAGATGGATTACTTTCAAAAGCTTGGGAGTTTCTATCTTTTATAGATGATCATACAGCATGGGCTCAGCCACGATTAAGAGACAGAGAAATGAGTAAGATGTCTGGATATAAAAAGAAAGTTAATGGTGTAGACATTGAAATGGGAATGAAATCTCAAATTATGGGAGTATCATTAAAAGATGCTCCAGATAAAGTAAGGGGTAAAGCAGGTGAATTGGTATTTTTTGAAGAGGCAGGATCTTTCCCAGGATTATTAAAAGCGTGGGAAGTAACAATGCCAACAATGAGACAAGGAGCAAAGACATTAGGATTAATGGTAGCTTTTGGAACAGGTGGTACAGAAGGATCTGACTTTGAAGCTATGGAGGAAATATTTTATCAACCCGCTGCATACGATTGTATGGAATATGAAAATGTGTGGGATGAAGGGGCTATGGGAAGTACATGTGGATATTTTATTCCTATACAAACTAATTTAGATGGATTTATAGATGATAATGGGAACTCATTAGATCTAGATGCAGTTGAGTATGAAAAAGGAATGAGGGAAAAGAAAAAGGGTGCTGCGGATGCAAAATCATTAGACCAATATATAGCGGAGCATCCTTTCTCCCCTCAAGAAGCTACTTTACAAGTGACAGCTAATTTGTTTGATATAGCATCTCTGCAGGAACATTATAACAGATTGAAAGCTAATGATTTGCATTCTGTAGGGACTTATGGTAACTTATATTATGGGGCAAAAGGAGAAATAAAGTTTACAGTAGATGGAGATGCGAGACCTTTATTAAAATTCCCACATAGAAAAGATGATCATATTAAAGGTAATGTTGTAGTGTATGAAGCTCCATATAAAAATAGAGAAATGCAAACTCCACATAATATGTATATAGTATGCCATGACCCCTATGGACAAAATCAATCAGCAGATTCTACGTCGTTAGGTGCTGCATATGTAATTAAACGTATTAATAATATATCAAAACCAGATGATCTTATAGTAGCTTCTTATGTAGGAAGACCAGATACACAAGACGAGTATAACAGAAACTTATTTTTAATGGCTGATTACTTTAATGCTAAGATAGGATTTGAGAATGATAGGGGAGAGGTTATAGCGTACGCTAAAAGACATAGAAAGTTACATAGATTAGAAGAAGAGTTTGAAATGTTAGATAAAAAGGAATTACAATCCAGAACTGTTAGAAGACAATATGGTATGCACATGACTGAGGCAAGAAAGCGTCAGGGAGAATTGTATATTAGAGATTGGTTAAATTCAGTTAGAAGAACTAATGAAGATGGTACTCAAACTTTAAACCTACATAAAATATATGATCCTGCATTAATAACGGAATTAATTAAATTTAATCACGCAGGTAACTTTGATCGTGTTATGGCGTTTATGATAGGTATGTTTCATACGCGAGAGTTATATAACGCGGAAGTTAAAGAAATACTAGAAGATAACTCTGCTAATGATTGGTTTGAAAAAAATTATTATTAGTGTTATATTATAAAGGATAAATAGAAATATAGAGATAAAGTTGAATATTCAATAAAAATGCTTAATTTTGTAAAATTATGGGGCACGAAATAAACAGTAGTTTACCTAGGCAGAAAATGCCTATAGCTAAAAAAAATAAACAGTGGAGAGAAGATTGTGTAGAAGCATACATTAATCTCTCTAACACTGGACACGCGTATTCCGCGAGAAAAGATAATCTAAAAAGACTTTATGATTTCTATAACGGTATAATTGATGAGGATGACTATAGATACGTTCTTAAGCCCTACGGCAAAGCTCGTAAAAATTTTCCATCAGAGATGCGAAACTACCCCATAATAAAACCTATAGTTGACCTCTTACTAGGAGAGAAAGCTAAGAGGCCTCTCAATTTTACTGTAAGTGTATTAAATGCAGATGCTGTAACCATAAAAGAAGAACAAAAAAACGAACAGTTATATAGAAGTTTACAACAGCAATTTGCTAACAGAGCAGCTGAAGCTGGTATAGATACAGGAATGGATCCTGCAGAAGTAGAAACCCCAGCATCAATAGAAGAATTATTTGAAACTAGTTATGTAGACAATCGTGCTATAATAGGACAAAATTCTATGAATTATATAATGGCCGATCAAGAAGTTAAAGATAAATTTGATAAAGGGTGGTTCCATTTTTTAATATGTGGAGAAGTTTATACTCATAGAACTGTTAGATCATCAGAAACTTTTTATGAGATTTTAAATCCAGTGGATATAGATTACGATTTAGATCCAGATTTAGAATTTGTAGAAGATGGAGATTGGGCTTTAATTAGAAAATATGTACATGCTTCTACAGTAGTAGATCATTATTATGATGAATTATCCCAAGAAGAAATATTAGAACTAGAAGAGCCAAGACATTCAGAAACAGATATAGGATTTTTATATCCTAATTCTAAAGACAGGCATTCAGGTACTTATAGAAATAGATTATTAGAAGTTATAAATGTATACTGGAAATCTCGTAAAAGAATAGGATTTTTATCTTTTATAGATCCAGAAACTGGAGAACCTGTAGAAGAAGAAGTTCAAGATGGATTTAAAATGCCTCCTGAACTAAAAGAAATAAAAGCAAAAGTAGAATGGTTATGGGTTAATGAAGTATGGCAAGGAACAAGAATAGATGGAAGAATATATATAAATGTTCATCCAGTTGCTAATCAACGATTGTCTATTGATAATCCATCCGTATGTAAGTTACCTATTAACGGTAGAAGATATTCTGATATAAATTCAGAGAATATTTCTTTGGTGTCTTTAGGTATTCCATATCAATTAAATTATAATATATACAAATATAGATTAGAACTAGCTATTGCAAAAAGTAAAGATATAATTGCTTCATTTGATATTAACATGATCCCTAAAAAATGGGATATGGATAAATTCATGTATTTTGTAGAAGGTACTGGTATTGCGTGGGTAGATTATAATAAAGAAGGTATACAATTAAATCCACAACATCAGTCTGTTATGGATATGTCTATTAAAACAATTGAGCAATATATAGCATTGTTAGAATCTATTATGCAGGAATGGGAAAAATTATCAGGTGTTAATAGACAACGACAAGGACAAGTAGGTGCATACGAGGGAAAAGCTACTTCTCAACAAGCTATTGTACAATCTTCTCATATTACAGAAGACTTATTCCGTAAGTTTAATAGATTAGAGCAAAGGGATTTACAAGCATTATTAGATTATTCAAAGGAAGCATGGTTAAACGGTAAAAAAACTTCATATGTAATGCCAGATGGTACTATAGAATACTTAAGTGTAGATCCGTGGGAATATTCAGAATCTAATTATGGAATTTATTTATTAGATTCAGGAGAAGAGAAAGAAAAATTAGAGCAAATAAGAGCTCTTGGACAATCAATGGTACAAAATGGAGTACCAGCTTCTACTATTGCTGAGATGTTAGATGCACAAAGTTTCACACAGGTGAAGAAACACATCAAGGCTGCTGAGAAACAAATGCAAGAATTACAAGAAGCACAGTCACAAGCTCAGCAAGAACAAGCACAAGCTGCAATGAAGATGGAAGAGATGAAAATGGAGAATGATAATATGAACCAAGAGAAAGATAGAGAGACTGATATTAAAGTTGCTGAGATTGCAGCTGCAAGTAGAACTGCCACAGATAACTTTAATTTAGAAAAATCTTTGAAAGAATTAGATATAAAAGATAAAGAGGTTAATATAAAAGATAGGGAAGTTAATGAGAAAGTTAGAAGTAATAAGTCTGGAGAAGGGCAGAGTAAAACTGAAACTGATGCAAAACGTAAAGAAACTAAACAAACAGGAGCATTAAAAAATAGAGAGTTAGCACAAAAAGCTGAAGAAACTAAGCAGAAAGCTCAAGAAGCTAAAGCTAAGATCAGTGAGTCTAAGAAATCCAAAGATAAATAATGAATAGTGAAGGAGCTTTAAGTTCAGAAGAAGCATTAGCAATTATTAAGTCTTCAATGTCTGGAGAATTAGAAATTCCTGCGCACAAAGCTATAGAACAAACAGCTTTAAAACAACAGCAAGAATTAGTTGCGCAACAAGAAGAACAAGAACAGTCTCAACAAGGTCCAATGCATCAGATGCCTGATGGTAGCATGATGCCAGGCGAAACTCATGGTGAAGCCCCACCCCCAGCTTTAGGAAAACTAGTACCTACATATACGAAAACAGGAGATCTTGTTAATTCAGGGGATTCACTTACACAAGGATTTAGTAATGCAATTGGGACTCAGCGTGGTAATATAATTGGACAACAAGGAGAATATGCTCACGGTGGTGAGCATGAAGCTCCAGAGTTAGATGATATTGATTCTATTACATATGAGGATGGAGGAATTTCACCACAAAATCAAAAGACAGAGTCTGCTAAGATAGCACGTAATTATGTAAATGTTAAAGGACAGTTATATCCAAATGCAGTAGATGAAGATGGGTTAATAGAAGATAAATCTAAATTTCCAGATGATAAGGCTTTTTCTATGTATAAGGAAGCTGTTTTAGAAACAGAAGGAGAAAGATTAACAGGATATTTACCTAATAATAAATTTTCAGGTGTAACTGTCGGCAGAGGTTTTGATATAGGACAGTTTAGTACAAGGCAGATTAAAACAATGTTTTCTGATGATAAGGTTTTAATGCACAAGTTGCTTCCATATGCAAATAAAAAGAAACCTGAACTAGACAAATCAAACATAAATGGTAAAAAACTAAAGATATCATCATCAGAATCTGAAAAAATAAATGAAACTTTATTTAATCAACAATGGTCTTCTATAAAAAGTTATACAAACGGTAAAGGAGCTACTGAAGATAATGTTAAAACATTAATGCAATTAAAACATTGGTCTGGAGCTTTAGGAAATACATCAGGAAATTTAGCTCCTAAAGGAGAAAATCATATTTGGAAAGAAATCCAAGATGGTGACTTTGATACACAAGAGTTATATAATGCAGTTATGTTTACCCGTGAGGATTTAGGTGAAAAAACTAAAGAGAATGAATGGAAATATAATACATTAAAAAAACATCATACTAATTTAGGTAAACAAATGAAAGAAGTGCATGGTGAAAATTGGGAAAGTGGATTAGCAGTAACACCGCCTCATCCAGGAGAGTTTCTGATGAATATGTATAAAATGCAATTAAAAAATGGAGTATTAGATAGGCGAATAGAGCATAAATATAAAAGGTGGTTACATGAAGACTGGGATAAAGATGGTGATGGAATTCCTTTTAGTATAGACAAAAATGATCATCAACATTTTGAAAGAAAATTTGCAGAAGGTGGGGTAAGAAAGTATCATAATGGAGGTGAAGGGCCAGGGCATCCTCATGAAGAGGAAGAAATAAAGCCTGACGGATATACAACTACCAAAAAGTATAATAGCGGCAGGGTTACAACACATTCAACTTTTAATGATGAAAGTAAAAGAAGTCAGGGATCCGGATATGTTAGTGCAATACCGACAGATTCAGAAAATTATATATTAAATGCAGGAATGCTTCCTGAAGTAAATATAAAAGAAAAAGATCCTAGAAGTTGGGTAAAGAGAAACTACCAAAAGTATATAGCTCCAATAGGACATGGAGTATTAGATGTTGTAGGTATGATACCTGCAGCTGGAGAATTAGCTGATGGTATTAATGCATTATGGTATACTGCAGAAGGTAATTATGAGGATGCAGCTTTGTCAAGTGCAGCTATGATTCCATTTGCAGGATGGGCAGCAACTGCAGGTAAATGGGGAAAGAATACTATTAGAGCCATGGATAAAGTAACACCTGGAGGAGGAGGAATGTATCAACAATTAAGATATTTACAAGACGTAAATCCTAAACTCGCTGGAGAGTTAGGAATTAAAAATAAGAAGCAGATAAAAAAGATGCTTAAGAATGACCCTGCTGCGGCACAAAAAATAATTGATGATGCAAATGCAGGAAAAGTATTTGATGGTGGTAAAAAGACAAAGTATGTAGAACCTACAGTTGATGACTTTGGTAAAAAAGTTAATACTGATGACTTGCGTAGTACGGGTGATGATATTATAGATAATAGACTACTTGATACGCAAATTGATCCTGACTTAACATTTAGAAAATCTGCTTTTGATAGAACACATCCTAACAGAGGTGGACATACATTTAGCGATATAGCAGGAGAATATACTTGGTTAGATAACGCATCTAAAATTGATAATCATGTTATTGCACCATTTAATCCAAAGTTTAATAAAGCTGGAGATATGACTTCTTTTGATTTACAGAAACTTGATGATTATGTGCCTTTTAGTTCACATAAAATGGAATTCCCTAATCTAAATAATACCGGTTTTAAAAATGATTTAACTCATACAATGAAAAATTTACAAAATAACGGGTTCCATCATATGGATATGCATGGTGGTAATATACTAGTAAAATCAGATAATTTTGGTAAGATACTAGATTATAAAATTATTGATCCAGTAGGATACACTCATGACTTCCAAAAGTCAGAAATGTTTTTAAGGAATAATCCAGAATTTCAAGATTGGGATGGAATACTTAAGAATAGAAGTAGAGTTAATGATGATATATTTAGAATCCAAAATGAGATGAAACATGGTGGACTAAGAAGAAAACGAAAATAAGTGTTATATAATAATAGAAACCTTAAAACAACAGAAGAGTATAAAAAATATGAATATATTTCGTACTTTTGTAACCTAAACCAATAAATATATATAGACATGAATGAACCAAATGAAAAAATCCAGCTGGATGACATCACCTTTGATGATGTTATTGGCGGTGACGGAGTCGAGACTGTAGACACTCCCAAAGAAGAATTAGAAGTAGTAGAAAATGAACTTGAGGAATTAGAATTAGAAGATCCTAAAGACGAAGATCTTGAGGATGATGATGAGTACGAGGATGAAGATGAAGATGACAATGATGAATATGAAGATGAGGAAGAAGATGAAGATGAATATGAATCAGAGTATGACGATAGTGATGACCCTGCTGAGCAACCAACTGTTATTAATGAAATTTTAGACTCATTAGGATATGATGCTAATGATTCTTACGATGATACTGCAGAAGGTTTAACTAAGATGACTAAAGATATAGCATCTAAAATGGCAGACGATAGAATTGATGATGTGTTAGCATCTTTTCCTTTAGTAAAACAACATTTAGAATATGTTTTACATGGAGGAGAATCTAAGGAGTTTATGTCAGCACATGATCCTGCAATAGATTATGGTGCATTTACAGTAGGAGAAGAAGATTCTAGAAGTCAACGAATGATTTTATCTAATTACTTAAAGTTAAAAGGGCATGATAAAGAATTTTCTGACGAACTATTAGAAGATTATGAAGATAGTGGTAAATTATATCAGAAATCTTTAGCAGCGCAAAAGGCTTTAACAAGCTATCAAGAAAAAGAAAGAGAGCAAATGATTACGAATCAACGAGCTAGTCAAGAAAAAAGCAACCAAAGCCAAAGAGAATTCTGGAATGGTATTGCAGATAAGATAGATGATTCTGATGAATTTGCTGGAGTTAGGTTAGCAGAGAGTGAGAAAAATGGTTTTTTTAATTACCTTTCTCAACCTGTTGATAAGAATGGAAGTACACAAAGAGATGTAGACCACCGTGATGCTGATATGGATGTTAAATTAGCTATTGATTATCTAATGTATAAAGGATTTGATTTAGAGAGTTTAGTAAACACAAGAGCTAAAACGGCAGGTGCTAGATCCCTGAGAGATAAGATATCTAGAAGTGAGGCTAGTGTTAAAAGTGCACGTAAAGCTTCACGAAGAAACAAGAAGTTCGATATAGATGATTTAGATCTTAGTATTTAAGAAGGCAATTTATACTTGCAATAGTATTTTTACTATAATTACCCCCTGAACTGGGAGATAGGGGCCCATTAAAATTTTAATGAAATGGCAATAAGCGGAACTAACATAAGCGTTCAGAAAGCCTACTATAATGACAGTCAAATGACTGACATGAATAGTTTGGCTAATGCACTCTTATCTAAACCAACCGAGTTGTCACCTATAATCACGCACCTTTCAGGAAAAGATGATAAACGTTTTCCTCTTTCGTTCTTAACAGAGGGGGTAGGAAACGTAAAATCTATTGATAGATTGGAGTATGAATATAGAGTGAAAACTCACACTTTAAAAACAAGACCTGTAGCAGTAACAAATAGTGGTATTACTGCAAACACAACTTTTGGAGGAACATTTGAACTGGTATTTCCAGACAAATGGTTTATCTTCCCATACGTATTGATTAATGCGGCGGGAGAACAGGCAAGAATCATGGCAGAACCAGTACAATCTGCTGGAGGACAATGGAAATACTCTATGCAATTAGTAGATCCATCACCAACATCTTCACTTTCTACTGGATTTACAAATGGAGATCTTTGGGCTCAATTATATGCACCTGTAGGAGTAGACTTCTCTAGAGGGAATGCAGCTAACTGGGAAACTCCAGGGAAAGTAAGAAACAAAATTGGTACTGTTAGAAAATCTTACCACATGTCTGGGCATGCTAAAGACTTTGTGGCAGAATTTGCTCTACCTACTAAAGGTGGAAAAAGTACTAAACTTTGGATGGACTACGAAGAATATAATCACATGTTAAACTTCAAAGAAGAGTGTGAAATGTTTTACTGGTACGGACAAAAAACTTACGATTCAAACGGTCAAAACGCTATGCGTGATGAAAATGGCCAACCTGTAATCGTAGGTCCTGGTCTTTTGGAACAAATCATCAATACGGATACATATTCTACGATGACTGAAACAAAGATCAAAAATATTATTGGCGATTTATTCTATGGAATGACTGATGCTAATAAAAAGCAAGTTACCCTATATACGGGAACTGGAGGAGCGCGTGAATTTGATGAAGCTCTTAAAAATCACTTTTCTGGAACTGCAGGAGGATGGAAAGTTGGTGGAGAGAATAGATTCATCACAGGATCTGGAAGATCATTAGGTATGAGTGGTTACTTTACTTCGTATGAGCATGTAGATGGCCATACTGTAAATGTAGTTAAATTACCTTTATTTGATCACGGTCCAGTAGCACAAGCTCGTACAAAGCACCCTGTTACAGGTTATTCACTTGAGTCTTACAGAATGGTATTTGTTGATCAATCAAATTATGATGGTCAGGCAAACCTACAAATGATCTCTAAGAAAGGTCGTGAGATGATGAGATGGTGTGTAGCTGGTTCAGTAGTACCTAGAGGATTTGATTCATCTTCTTCTAGAGCGTCTGATGTTGACGGTGCTAGCGTTCACATGTTAAAAACTGCAGGTATTGTATTAAGAAGATTTGATACTTCACTTGACATTACATGTATCGCTGAATAAAGGAAGGCATTAATTTGCGTCTATATATATTGGTTTTTAATTAAGGTTGTGGGGGAGCAATCCCTCACGGCTTTGATTAAATAATTATACGGAGAGTTATACTTTACATCCACTTAATTTAAACTTTAAAAGTACTATATTATGAGTAAGAAAATTTTTTTAAGAAGGAAAGAGGTAATGAACCATTTACCTAAAGAAGTACGCGCTGAAGCAACAGTAAAATTAAGCAGTGTGTATGTAAATCGCCAACCATTAAAAGCTTTTGATCCTAAAGAGGAAGCAAAATATTTAAATGGTATTTTAGATGTTGCACCCGATCATCAAGATTGGCCTAAACATTCTAAAACATACTGGGCAGAAATGTCTATCCCTGTAGGTTTTACAGGAGTAGAACTTGAAATTGGTACTGATGATGATGATAACCCATTGCAGATTATAGATTTTATAAAATATAGGTTTGCAATTAAACATCCTCATGTAGCACTAACTAAAGAAGAAGCAGATGGAAACTCAATGAAACGTTTTTACATCTGGGATACTAAAAGAGATGATGTCGTTAAAAATAAGGACATACAATTAAAGAAAGATGCCTCTAGAGTATTTATTAAGTTGTCTGATGATTTAAAGTCAATGCGAAGAGTATTACGTATTATGTCTGATGTAAATCCGGACCTTTTAAGTAGAGAACAAGTAGAGAATGCTTTATATTCTTACATGGAGAAGACTCCAGCAAAATTTATAAAGATTGCTACAGACTCAAACTTAGGAGTAAAAGCAGAAATAGAAGAAATGGTTTCTGCAGGAGTGTTACGAAAGATAGGTAATCAAATTATTTTCATTGATGAAGTAATTGGAGAAACTATGGAGAATGCAGTAGTTTATTTAAAAAACAAAAAGAACTCAGGAACATTAACTATTCTTAGAGCTAAATTGAAGGAAATAGCGATTTAAATGAATATAACAAATATGCATATAGCAATTCAGCAAGGAGTGGATAAAATCAATTCACTCCAAGCTGATATGCTTTTACCTCAAGAGATAGATATGGAAATTAATAAAGCTCAAATGAAATTTATTAATTCTAAATACGGTAAGAACAATGTTTATAGGAAAGGTTTTGAGATGAACCAAAAAAGAATTGATGATCTCAGAACATTAGTAACTGATCATGTTGGAAATTGTACTTATAAAGGACAAGTTTTACAAGGGATGAATCAGACTTTTCATGCAGACACTGTACAATTACCTACTGATTATATGTATTTAGTTAGTCAGCAGTCTCATGTATGGTTAAATAATTGCTTAACAATGTCGTCCTATATGATTTATCCGGATCCATTATATTATTTTAGAGTTAGCTTACAAGATTTTATATGTGATGAAGGTACTTATATTGTAGATGATATAAAATTATATCAAGATGCAGGAGATGGTACTAATCTTAATATAGAAACATTATGGACTAATCCTGGTTATGTTATTAGTGTAGCCGGTGATATTGAAATAGCTAGAACATCCTTTAATGGAGTATCTACAGCAGCACAAACAACTTGGTGGGAAGAATATTCTCCATCTGCATTAGCACATCCAGGAGAATTTATTGTAGTAGTTAATCCTACAAATCTACCATGGACGTTTAATGCTGATCCTGACGCAGGAGTTGTTACAACTTTAGTAGGACGTAATGGAAGTACACATGTATCTGCCGCAAGGCCATTAGTTTTAGGAACAAACTATGATGAAAAAAGATACCCTGCAGCGTTTAGTAATCAGTTAGTAGTAAATAATACTTTTGTCCAGCACGATGATATATTTGCTATGTTACCTGATCCATTTAATACGACTGCATATACAGACCCTCTTACAACAATGAGAGATAAATATTTAGATATATATACAGATGACACTTTTATAATAGACAAAGTTAATATTACGTATATAAGAGAACCAGCAGAAATTTCACTACCTTTGCTGCAGAGCTGTGAGTTGCCAGAACATACACATCTAGAAATTGTAGATATGGCAATAAGTAGCATACTTGAGGGACTTAGTGACCCTCGTTATAAAACTCAACAATTAGAGTTGGGTAAGAATGAATAATTATTAATATAAAAATTAGAAAAGATGAGACAAGTTTTAATCGGAGACGATGTGCTATCAACTGCCGCAGGAGGTGTAGAAGCACAAGTAATTAACCCTGCAACTGGACTAGCTATTCCAATGGCTGCTTCTATGGTTTATGGAACAAATGGTACTGCTAATACACACCAATTTATAAGATTTATCAGACAAGGTGCTGCTGGTGTTGCTGATATAGTAACTCCATGGATTGATGGTGCACATATCAATTATTATGATGGTGTATCAGGTACAATTGATGTTGCACAAGCAATGACATTAACGTATACTGCTGCAACTACTGCTGGAGATATTACTACAAAGTTAATTGATACTAGTTCTGGTACTGAGCCTTTCACAAGATATAGTTGTGAGGTTGCTTCTGGTGCTTCTGGTACTACAGCTGCTGCTAATACTGCTGCACAAATGACTGCTGATATTACTTCAGGTAAGTTAAAAGGCGTAGCAACTGCTGCTAATGTTGGTGCTACTCTTACAGTAACAGGATTATTATACACTGGATCAGGTGAAGCAAAAGTTGCACCTGCTAAGTTTGTAAGTGCTTTTGAAGACAGTGGTCTAACAGGAGTTACATGTACTGAAGCTGGTACACAATACGTAAAAAATTCAGGAGCTGGGAATTATATCCTAGATCTAGAAAAAGAAGTACAAGGAATGAGCTACGGATACTACAATAGAATCTCAATGCCTAATGTTCCAGATACTTTTGCTGCTGTGGGTACAATTTATGATGTATACACATTAACATGGGGTAACACTTCAGCTGGACAAATAAGAGGGGTAGATAATTTAAGAGACCTTAAAATTTGTACACCTGCTGGAGCTGGTACTTGGGCACAAACTGCTGGATTTGAAGCTTTCCTTGACAATTGGTTAGCAACAGTTCCTGCACTTAATTACACTGCTGGACAAGTAGCATTATAATAGTATTACTAATAACGGTTATGAGGGGGTCAAACCCTTCATAACCTTTTTTAAAAAATTTAATATATGTCAATAATATCAACTGTAGCTGACGATTGCGCTTATGTGCAAACGGATATAACTATGGTCTCTGTAAATGCAGGTCAAATTCAAGTCATTGATTATTCAGGAACTTTTGTGCAAAGTAATACAGCGCATACTCCTTCAGGAATCAGTGTTACAGATACTAAATATGTAACTTTGCCTGGGAATGGCGTTTATACAGTACAATTTTATGATACAGTCACAAGTACAGTTACTGCATCCTCTTCAATAGTTGTAGCCTGTGATATAGATTGCTGTATTGCCAAACAAGTAAATGAATTAATTGATTGTGCATGTGAATGCCACAGATGTTCTAAAGCTCTTGCTAAGGCACAAGAAGTATATTTACTTTTATACTCTGCTAAAACAGCAGCCGGTAAGGTAGATATCTCAACAGCAGCTGGAGGTTATCAACAGGACGCTTACAACAAATATAAAAAAGCAAAAGAATTGTGTGATCTGACATGTGGGTGTAACTGTTAAAAGTAAATTATGGCGGCAGATTTAAAAATTCTTTTTGAAACCATAATTACCAAGGCTAACGTTACGGCGCCGGGTGATGGGGATAATCAAGCACAACTAACAGTTAGTGTTTCTGGTTGTTCTACTATGAGGCTTGTTTCAATACAAGATATCACTTCTGCTGTTGTTCTTTGTGAAACCGGTGAAAATGTAATTGCAACAGCTCCTACTTATGGATCCCATTCTAATTCTGATACTGATTGGGGTATAATAAAGTATGAGGATTTCATGATAGGAGATTGTCTAAACTGTGCCTGGAGTAGAACAATACGAGTTAATATCCAGGATCCACTAGGTTTTTATCCAGATGAATTCATTGACAGACAAATTTGGTTTGCTCCCGCTTATTATAATTATGCAGCGGTAAATACAACTCATGCTGACTATAATACTAGTGTTACCTGTGGAAATCTACAATTACATAATGATCTACCTTATTGTCCTACTGGTCTTCAACCAACATCTTGTGTAAGTCCTTTTGCTGACGGTACTTGGTATGGATCAAATGTAGACTGTAGAGGATCTGCTGATTGTCCTGCAGCTAGTACTTGTGATCCAACTACTGTTAATAATCATTTTACTTTTAGATACGCTAAAGCTGTAACAGACCCTTTTGGTGCGATAGCTGGGTTAGTAACTAGTAAAGTAGTTAATGTTTCAAATACTTATAGAGTCGATACTGCCATACAAGAAAGTGTGCTAAACGACGCGTTTGGATCTGGAACAGAAGAGTTTGAAACATGGACTATTTCTGGAGGAGAAAGTATATATTGGTGGAATAGTGGTTTAACAAATGCGGCTGTAACAACAGCTGGAGCTGGTGGATCAGCCACTAGTTTTACTTGGGATGATCTTTTACAAACTTTCCATTGGCATTGTTATGGTAATTCTGCTAATCCATGTGTAAGCCCTCCGTGTGTTCCGTCTAATGCTTTAGATATTAAGAGGGAGGGAGACGCTTTAGTTCAATACAATTTAGTTATTTCGAGGTACTACAATGTCAGTTGTAATAACACTGGTAGTAAATGTAGTAATATGTTACAATGGTCTGAAATATGTGATCCAGATACACCACCTAATATAAATGTTTCGTTGGGACCTCATCAGGATCTGAATAATGTTACAGTTACAGCAACTACAGGAATAGCTGCACCTGTTATTACTAATCTTACTCCTATTTGTGGGCCAGTTAATAATCCAACTTTAGTTTATACTGGTCTTCCTGGTACAATTCTTGAGGCTACTGGAGAATGTTCATATACCCAAACAGATTTTACTCCTCCTTGTACTATGCCGTGTACATTTACACCTCCAACTTGGGGTGTAGCTAATTGTGGGGGAGGAGCTATAACACCGGCAACTGATATTTATGCTTGGTATGATATGACATCTTGGACCTCTTTGGAAGTTGTCAGTACATTTCTTACTTTAACAGAATATTGTTTTGGGCCTGGTGGATTACAATCTAATGGATGGACTGGTAAATTACATAATATATTAGGATCTACTGAAAGATTTGTAAACTGGGCAACATACCCAATGGATGGTACATTAAACAATGCGCAACCACTACCCGCTGGACATTATCCAGTGTCAATAGCTGCTAACTACGGTCCTGCCTCTAAAATATTAAGAGTAGCTTCGTGGGTTGTATATCATGATCCTACCAGCGGTAATCCTCAAAATAATTGGTACACACAAACTACCGCAACTAATAATAGTACTGCTACTTTATTAGATATTAGAATGGATGCGGGGGGTAATTTGTTACCAATGTCTAGTTGGACATATCTTGATGCAGATCAATTAGATTATGCAATGGTATCAGGTGCGCCTGCGCCTGCGTCAGCATATTTGGCTCCAGGATTTGGATGGCAGGGAGGTTCTGTTATACCCTTACCGGGTACACTACCATCAAATGGAGTGGGATTAAATCTTATCTTTTTAGATGAGGCAGCGTCAGGTACACAACCTTATCAATATGCTAATCAAACAAGTGCTAGAGGACCTTACTTTTTTAATACTGTATATAATTCAACTACAACTACGACAAGTTGGTTGGCTCCTAAACCTGCATATATGGCGGATTATGATCTTTTTGTAAGTTTATATGAAGCTTTTAGAGCAGGGGGAGGACAAATATACTCTTTTGTATATCCTAGTAAGGCGAGTTCTAATGCCGCTTTAAATCAGACAGCAGGTTTTCCAAATTTTTGTACTGCCGCTATTTTTAGTGGAAATAGAGATACAGATGCTAAAAATAATCCAGCATATACAGATGCAGCTCTAAACGAAGGAGTAGGTGGAGTAGGAACAGGTCTTAAAGATGGGCATTGGGAATTTGGTACTGTTGATGCTATACACCCTAATGGAAATCCTGTATTTCAACCTCCACATCAATATGTATTTGAACCTGAATGGACTATTGGTTCTGCTATGTGGCTAGCTGGGAATGCTGTAAATCCAACTGACTATCCGATTATTGGTATTGCTAGTACTTTAGGAGTTCATATGGCAAATCCTATGAGAAGAAATGTTCTTTGGGACGCACCAAATACAACTACCGTTGCTACAACTTATGGAGGATCAACAGGTACACGAGCATGGAGGCCTGGAGAGCATGATTATGGATATGGAGGTTTAGATAACTATCAATGGGATGCAAATGTAGCTTGTGCGCCTTTTACCCTATCTACATTTGATGAAGACCTTACACAATATATAGAGAATGAATTTGGATCAGGAGGTCCATGTAGTGGTGCACATTGTATAACAATAGAAGTAACTGATGATGCTGGAATACCAATACCAAATTATCCTATTACACATAATTTAGATTCAGCTGGTGTTGTACCTGTAGGAACTACAAATGCTTTAGGAATCTTTCAATATAGTTTAGGACCTGGAGCAATCCCTACTACTAGTTGTGTAATCAACAGCTGTATGGATATAATGATTAATAATGCTGCTAATGGAGGATCTGCACCTAGTGGAGGAACCATGGGTGATTGTAAACAAACTAGAATACAGATATTTTTAGCTAAAAGTACTTTTGTAGTTGGTGCAAATATAACTGCTCCGTGTTGTCCTACTATAGGATGTATGGATCCGTTAGCATGTAACTATGACTCTTCTGCGTGTGTGCCTTGTGATTCTACCCCACCAGATGGCACGGGTGCAAGTACAGTACCTGGATCTTTAGGTGAATGTTGTATATATACTGCAGGATGTACTGACCCTAATGCTAATAATTATGATGCTACTGCTACGAATGATTGTGGTTGTAATATTCTAGATACAACTCCTGGCTCAGCTTATATGGTTGCAGGAACACCGCAATCAGGTCAAACTAATTATGGAGATACATCTTGTTGTTTATATTCAGGTTGTTTAGATCCAAGTTCAGTAAGTTATAATCCGGTTAGCGCTCATATAGGTTGTAATAGTACAACTGGAGTCCCTACTTTATATCCTGTACCAAGTATTCCAGGAATTGTTTCTGTAGCTACTTCGTACCCTGACTGCTGTCCAAGTACAAAAATGAATTGTTGTAATCCTAAATTTATATTAAATGGGTCTTCAGTAAATCCTCCAGGTATGAGTGGATGTGACTTTTCTTACATATTCGATCCTTCATGCCAAGGTTTAAATACTCCTGGTTTAACAACTGTTACAAATTGGGATTATACATTAGAAATATGGGATCCAATAGGAATGTGGTGGTTGCAAGTAGGCGCAACAACTAATGTTGTTGGTAACACTTTTACTCCTGTAGAATTTCAATATGCATGTGCTACTGTTAATAGTTTTGGATCAGTAGCGGTAGATGATTTTACTGCTGGTGATGGTTATTATAGAGTAGTACTGAATGTTTGGTTTAGTGATGGAACATCTTGTCAAGAAGCGACGGATGCTCTTTGGAACACAGCAGATAATATAACTTTTGGTACATGTGGATGTACAAATCCTTTAGCTACTAATTACAATGCAGCAGCAACTTGTCCTTGTAATGATGCAGGAGTTCCTAATGATTGTTGTCTAGGTGTTTCTGGGTGTACATCATATGGATGTATAGATACAGCAGCTGGTCCAAATCCAGATGTAAATGGACTTGATAGTACTCTTACTGCTTGTACTTATCCTTGTGCAAATGGTTATGCTGCTTTAAATTATGACCCTGCTATAGCAGTAGGATGTCCTTGTGATGCTGCAGGAACAGCACTAGGGACTGCTCCAGGACAATGTTGTACATATTGTGTGTATGGATGTAATGATCCTTCAGCTGCTAATTACAATCCACTTGCTACATGTGATGCAGTTAAAACATGTAATGCGGCAGGTACTGGATGTTGTATATGGTGGCATGTCTGGGAAAACTGTTCTACTGGAGAGAAGATATCTATTGGAGATACTACAGTAGGACCTACAATGGATGTGTACGATAATAATACAGCGCATGCTAATATAGAAGCAGCTTACGGAGGGTCAATTCCTGTTGGGCAAGCAGCTAAGTTTGATTATGTTGATCCAATATCTGGAGTAATAACTACTAAAGATTGTTGGCAGTATAATGGGCAGTTTAGTGTTTTTGAAAATTATTTAAACCCAGGAAATATAACTACACACGCAAGTTTCTATGTAGATACAACAATTGTGGGAGGATCAAGTGGAGGAGATTGTAGTGCATGTGCTAGCCCTTGTCCACTAGGACAAATAGAAGTTGAGCTTCTTATGACTGATGATAATCTATCAGGATCAGGACTAGGCTGGGATGGTTGGGAAGTGACGTTTACAGGACAAAATACTGGAGCTGTCTATGGGCCATTTACTATTAATTCAGGATCAGCTGGATTCCAACGTTTATGTATGAAAGAAGATTGTTACACTAATACTGTAGTAGATACAACTAGTAGTAGCGTAGGAAATACTGATCTTATGCAGTTTGAAATTGTAGATACAGCATCAGGTGTAAGTTTAACAGGTCCACATGGTATAGGTATAGTTCAATTTCAACTAGGCTCAGCATACACTTGTTGTATATACGGTTGTATGAATTCTCTTAATAATTTCTATGACCCATCAGCTACTTGTCATTGTGATGATACAGATCCACAAGCTTTACTTTTAGGTCCAGCATGTGTAGGAAGTCAAAGTGGTCCTGATTGTTGTTGTGAAGAGTGTGTTTTTGGATGCACAGATCCGAGCGCACATAATTTTGATCCTTTAGCTACTTGTGATTGTGATATTTCAGGAACAGCTCAAGGTAATAATGAGTGCTGTTGTTTTGATGATGGATGTCCAGATAATTATACTGTTCATGGATATAGTAATCCTACAGGTGCTTGTAACTATAATCCTTTAGCATGCGCAGATTGTAATGCTAATGTAGGAGGAAGTGATACAAGCTGTTGTCATTATCCAGGTTGTACAGATCCATCAGCTACAAACTACGATTCATCAGCTACATGCCCATGTAATGGAACTACTGGGATTCCAGGTGTAGATAATGATTGTTGTACTTATTGTGTTTATGGTTGTATGAATCCAGGAGCGGCTAACTATGATCCGTTAGCTACTTGTCCATGTGACGCAACAAATGTAGGATGTACTACAAGTGGAGTACCTACAGCTTGTTCAGGTCCAGGAGTAGGGTGGGGACAATGTTGTGATATAGGTATTGCAGGATGTATGGATGGAGGACTTACAGGATATACAGCAGCTTTAGGATTTGGTTCTGCAGATGATGGAATCACTGCTTTAAACTATAATGCTTTAGCTACTGTTGATGATGGTTCTTGTGTATATTGTACATATGGATGTACAAATTCATCTTTTACTAACTATGATCCATCAGCAGGATGTGCTTGTGACGATGCTGATCCTAATTCTTTAATATTATCACCTTGTGTAAATGATTTAAGTGGAACTATGCAAACTGGAATAGATTGTTGTTGTACAGATTGTATTTATGGATGTACTGATCCTACTGTTTCTAATTATAATCCTTTAGCAACTTGTGACGATGGATCATGTTGTGTTGACGGATGTACAGATCCAACTCAATGTGTTTATGATCCAGCAGCAACTTGTGATAATGGTTCTTGCTCTCCTTGTACAACTGGATGTGCAGACGCAACAGCATTAAATTATGACCCATTAATAGCTACTAATGATCCTGATGCTTGTTTTTATTGTAATCTTGCTACAGGACAATTAGACAACAGTTTTTCAGGAAGTCATCCAATTGTTAGTCCTGCATCTATAGTTTGGGGATCTGTTGAGACTAATACTACTATACTCACAGGTACTTTTACAGGTGCTGCTGATGGTCAAATACAATTTTTAGGAACAGATAATATTGCTAATACCACAATGTCTACGAATGCTGCATATTTAGGGATGACATGGAAGTTAGAACTATATAAAACAAATGCATATTGTGACGCTTGGGATGCAGCCGGATCTGTTTTAACAGCTACACAAACAGGATTAACAAATCCTGTACATACTTTTACTGGTCTAGGTTATGGATACTACACTGTAAAAGCAATGCTTGATGATGGTATTGGAGGAGTAGTTGGATGGGAAGAATGTTGGCAAACAGCATGTGGAACTGTAATGGGAGAAGTATGTTGTACATACAATGCTACAAACTTCTGCACTGTAAATTGTCCTCCTGTTTATCTGCAAAGTTGTAACTCATCAAGTTGTATTGGTATACCTGGTTGTACTTGTGGCGGATGGGGAGGTGAAATTTGGCTTCCTACAGGTAGTCTATGCTCTAATATGGGAACATTATGTTTTCAGATGGTATGCGGTGATTATATGTTCGACGTTGCATGGGCTGTAACAAACTCTGCTGGAACTGTAGTTGGATCTGCAACAGTTATTAATACTACAGGATTCATTAATGAAACTCCGTGTATCTCTAATTTACCTGTAGATGTATATACTATTACTATAACTGAATTAAGTTCTCCTCAATATATTTGCCCTCCTGTTACTCTAACACTTTCTCCACCTGCAGTTATCTGTGATTGTACAGATGCTACAAATGCAGGTTATAATCCTAGTGCTACACATAATTGTGATGGTACTAATTTAGGAACAACGTTAGCAGGATGGGACGATTGTTGTACTGGATGTGCAGATTTTGGGTGTACAGATCCAAATGCTTTAAATTATGATGCTTCTATATTACCGGGATGTGAATGTTGTTGTACGTATGATATTCCTGGATGTATGGACCCTGACGCTCAGAACTATAATATAGGTGCTACTGTTCCATGTGATTTAATTAACTATAGTACAGATTGTTGTGAGTATTGTCCAGTACCTACTTGGTCATGTCTTCCTAATCCTGCTACCGTTACAGATGATTGTGGATTAACAGGAACACCACCTTCAAGTGGATGGCTTGACTATGAAGGACATAATCCTAATAATGGCTCTGTTCCTGCAGGACCATCAGTAGCTATGGAAGCAGCAGGACTACAAGCAAGTGGAGCTGCGCTTTCTTATACCCATTTTGTTAATGCAGAAATGGCTGTTAATGGTATTGTTGTGACACATGGGATAGATGCAGACTTTACAAACTATCCTGTACGAACTAATAAAACATGTCCACCAGGGTTAGAGGATACTTGTTGTAGTGAAATTGTTCCTGGGGTACATCCTGTGCCATTAATGATTATGAAAGTTCATTATATAACCCATACCTCATTAAGTGCTCAGTATACTACTTGGAGAACTTATATTGATGCAGCTATATTATTAGGAGGTTCTGCAGCACAAGCTGTTTTAATATCTAATGCAGCAGTAGCTCCTCCAGGGTTTGTTACAGATCCTACTAATGCTTATGGTACTCCAACTCATTACTTAGCTAATATGTCTGAAAGTGCATCAACTGCTTGGGGTAGCCCAGTATCTACACTACTTATAGGAGGTGGCTCCTCAATCAACGCTAATAGAACTAATTGGTCATCATGTTGTACAGGTCCATGTTCATGTATAGAAGATACATTTGGAACATATGGAAATATCTGGTCTTGTCAAGATGACCCTAATCATATTTAAAAAATAAATTATGGCAACAACACCTCAATATGTACAAGATATCATCCTACCTATGGTAAGAGAATGCATTATTAGAAAAGGAGGAAGTGTATTATTAAAACAACAAGTGGGATTACGAGATACCTGTTCAACTATGCATACTTGGACATTAATATTAATAGATTATTTACTGTCAAAAGAAGACTTATCTTGCATGTATTCATGTGCTTCAGAGAGTTATCTTACAAATAGTGATGAATATTTAAATAAATTTGTTAACTTTGCAAACAAATATTGTGAGGAATGTAAATCTACGGTAAAGACGCCGTATCCTCCAAATTAAACCTAACCAATATAAAATTAAAAAAATGACAACAATTACTGCAACAAAAGGAGAATTCGTAAATTTAGTAAACGGGCTATATTCTATACGAACTCTTAAGGGAAAAGAATTTGGATTTAAAGTTTTAAATAACTTAGAACTTCTTCAAACGTCTTTAAAAGACCTAGAAGATTTAGGACGTCCATCAGATGAATTTTTAAAAGTAGCGGAGCAAATGAATTCTATTGCTAATAGAAACTCTCCAGAAGGAGTAGCTGAAACTAAAGTTATAGAAGAAGAGAACAAGGAGCTAATTGATGTTCGTAAAGCACAGTTAGATGAAGTTAAGGTAGTTATGGAAGAAGAAACATCTATAGAATTAGAACTTATAGAAAAGGCTTTAGTTCCAGAAGAAATCTCTATAGAAGATTTAATGAATATTAAAAAAATAATACAAGACTAATTATGGCAAAAGCAAGAAATACAGAGGAAATCCTCTTACAACAAACACGAGATAAATCAGTAGAACTAAAAGGTGATGTTATATTAGATGATGCTAATATAGCAATTACTGCTGCACAAACTACAATCTCAGCTACTCAGAATACAACTTCAGCATCACAAAATACAATCTCAGCAGCACAAAATACAACTTCAGCTACTAAGGCTACAGCTATAGCAGCGACTGCTGAAACATCGTTAGATAGATCTATTGGAAGAAAAGGATGTGAGATGCGGACATCAGCTTCAGATGCACTAGAAGAAATTGAGGCAGATACATATTACGCTATACAAATGATAAATGATACTACTTTTGACCTTTTAACTGGACTAAACTGTACTGGAACTTTTACAGGCATCGTATATCCAGCTGGCAGTGTTATTTATCTGAATGTATCTATGTTTAGTATATCTGTAGGAGGACCTGCAATATTATATAAAGCACAAGCATAGTGGCATTTTCGGTGAACATATCTAATAGTCTAAATAAATACAAACGAGCATTTGCTCCAAGTAGACTACCAGAGGTGTTTTTGTGGCTACATTTAAATGATTCTAGTCAATATGTTTTAGATTCAGGTACAATAGCAGAATGGAAAAATGCAGTAGATTCTGATAATGACTACACTAATGGTAGTGTAACTAGATCTCCTACATTAGTAGGAGGTCCATTAACAGCTTTAAAAGATAAATCTTTATCTTTTGATGGAGGAGATTATTTAGTAGGAGCTGTTCCAAAAGCTATTGGTGGCCCAACTGCAGGCACTTTTGCAATAGTTTATACAAACGCTAATTGGGCTGCGGCATCTGCTCAAGTAATTATAGGAGATGATAATACAAACAATAGCTTTGTTCGTTCATCAAGTGCTACGAATTTTACTTTTAAAGCGTATGATGGAAGTACTACATCTTCTAAAGGCTTGGCTACTGATGTGACTTTAGTAAATGGTCAATTTTATGTTTTTATAGTAACAGTATCACTAATAGGAAACGTTAAAATGTATATTGATGGTGTTCTTCAAAGTAATAGTCCAACTTTTAATCCTGCAGAGTCTCAACTTATAATCCAAGAAATAGGAGCTAAGAATGGCCCTTCACAACCATTAACTGGGTCGGTTAAAGAAGTAGTAGCTACAACGGCAGTCTTAACAGACTCTGAAAGAATAAAATTAAATAGTTATCTAGGACACAGACACGGAATACTCTAAAATTATGGCAACAACAAAACAAGAAATAGCACTAATGAAAAAGGATATAGAAACTTTGAGCGGAGATATAAAACAATTAAATAAAAAGATAGATACTTTAATGATTAAACTGCTCGACCCAGATGAAGGAATAGTAATTAGAGTTAATAAAAATACTGCTCGTTTAGATGAAAGAGATCAAAACATGGACAAGTGGTTAAAAGACATTGAAGATTTCCATCATATGAAAAAATGGAAATTAGGAGTTAATAAAGCATTATGGGTTGTATACGCAGCTATTATAGGATTCATAATTAGAGTATTATTTTGGGAATAATAAAAAACATAGATCCTATTTGGAAGGTATTTTTATCTTACCTTTTAATGCTAGGATTGATAATATTAATAAATTAAAAAAACAAAGATATGGCAATGACAATCGCACCTACATTAAAAATTACTAGTACTAGTGTATCAGTAAAAGAAACGTTTAGTTTAAATCTAACGGACATTTTAACAGTAGACACCCCTTTAACTAATATAACTAAAGTGGCAACAGTAGTATCTCCAGGAGTACAATTAATCGGACCAATAGGAGGAGCAGAAGCAACGCCTTCAACAAAAGTAATGCATATGTATGTTTATAATACAGATACTACAGATAGTATATTTATTACTTACGATACAGCTGCTGCAACCCCAGACCCGGAGAGTGTAACTGTAATAGGCCCAGGAGAATTTTCTTTTTGGAATATTCCTATTGGAGTTAGCACAGTATTTGCTTTCTCTTCTGCTAATACGCCGGTTTTAGAATATGGTTTTTGGACTAAAGGATAAATTAAAAAAAAATAAATTATGAATTGGATAAATAGTTGGAAAAGCGGTAATAAAAAATTAAAGTATAACATTCAGATAAGGTTAGGAAAAATAACTTTATTAGAACTTAGTGCGTGTTTATTTTGTGAAGTAGGATGCACTTCAAAAAGAGTTAGATTTATAATTCTGAACGTTGGCTTTGAAGCATGATGAAAAACTTTACATTAAATCTAGGAAATATAATTTGGATTATAGGTATAATATTTACTATGGGTATTGCTTATAGTCAAATAAACCAGCTTGGAGTTGATATAACTGTTTTAGAAAAAAGACTTGAAAAAAAGATTAAGATTATTAATGAGAATGAAGATCGTATTGTAGAGTTAGAGAAAGATATAGCTCAATTAACTGGATGCAAACATATTAAATAATGAAATACTGCAGAGAAGATATTCAGAAAGTGATGCTAGAAAAAGGTTATAAATACTTTACTGGCGATAATTATGATGTTAATATTATAGGTATTAGAAATTCTGATACAGATGGTAAGGTTACAAATAAGTTTGATGATATAATGACTATATCTTATAAAGATGAGAATAGTAAATGGCAGTATCATGAATTTAAGTGTACTACAGATCCAGGAGATGACTGGATGGACAATCCAATGTCTCCTAAAAAAGGGTGTGCAGTATTAAAACCAGGACAATATAGAGGAAGCCACAAGATAAGATTACACGGTGGAAAATATATTGCATTAGGACAAAAGAAACCTTTGACAGTCTACAGAGATAATAATAGAAATGACAAGTATGAGTTTGATGAGTCAACTTGTGATACAGGTGTATTTGGTATAAATATACACAGAGCAACTCCATACGCAGGTAAAGAGTCCACCAGAGTAAATAAGTGGAGTGCTGGATGTCAAGTAATAACAGCAAATGATGATTGGCATGCATTTTTAGATATATGCCAAACAGCTAGAGAAGTATGGGGAAATTCATTTTCTTACACCCTTTTAGAGAGTAAGGATATTATAATATAAAAAATAAAGTTATGAATATATTAGGAAAAATATTTAGTGGCGGTGCAAAAGATCTTGTTGAAGGTGTAGGTGGAGTTATAGATGACTTACATACATCTGGCGAAGAGAAGCTTGCAGCAGAACAAAAAGTAAAAGAACTAATTGCTAACTATGAAATTGAGATGGAGAAACAAGTTACATCTCGATGGGAAGCAGATATGAATTCTGATTCCTGGTTAAGTAAAAACGTTAGACCATTAGTTTTAATATTTTTAGTTGTATCTACAGTATTAATGATATTTATTGATGCTGGTACAATTAAATTTTTAGTTGAAGAAAAATGGACGGACTTATTACAGATAGTATTGATTACTGTAATAGGCGCTTATTTTGGAGGTAGGAGTTTAGAGAAGGTAAAAAAACAGTAACCAATTAACTATATATATGACCAAAGACCAGATTAAGGCCTTTTTGAAAGACAGGCCTGGCTACCTTAAAGAAGGTGCTGAACGTCTTTCTGAACGCTTAGACTGCAGTGTTGAAGCATGTGGACACGCACTAAGAGAAGGTAGGATAGAAGCAAAAGGAAATGATTTTGATTTAGATAATATAAGTAAGTCTGAAATCAATGAGTTTAAAGAGTTCTTAGACAGTAACGGTATAGCAGAAGACGATGTAAAGTCTGTAAAGTTTTGGCAGACAATAAAAGGAGATAATAGATTTTCTGTAGTTACAAAAGGAGAGGATAATATAATGAAGGAGGCAAAAGAAGAAATGCTTAAGTCTCTTAAAGAGTATAGTCCTAAAGTTGAGAAGGAGTATGAGGCAGTAGTAGATCCAGTAGTGTATGAAGTTTCTTTACCAGATATTCATTATGGTAAAATAGACGGTCAGACATTAAATGAAGCAGAGGAGTCTTATATGAATACAGTTAAAGACCTTATGAATAAAGCGTCAGGTTTGAATATAGAGAGAATACTTTTACCTATAGGTAACGATGGTATGAACTCTGAGGGATATTCTAGAGCAACTACTAAAGGAACTCCTCAACACGATGGTGCAGAGTGGCAAGAAACATTTGTTGGATACTGTAATTTAATGGTACGAGCAATAAATTTTTTATCAGATACAGCGCCTGTAGATGTGGTTGTAATACAAGGTAACCACGACTATGAAAGAATGTTTTATTCAGGAGAGTTTTTAAGAGCTTTCTTTTTAGGACATGACGGAGTAGAAGTTGATAACAACTATAACTCTAGAAAGTATTATGAGTATGGAAAAAATATGATTATGTTTACACATGGAGACAAAGAAAAACCTGCTGAGATGCCACTTATAATGGCAACAGAAGAGCCTATGATGTTTGCAAGGACTACAAACAGAGAAGTACATTGTGGGCATAAGCATAAAGAAATGGTTAATGAGTACCGTGGAATAAAAGTAAGATTTATCCCGTCTATCTGCGGTAATGATGCATGGCACAAAATGATGGGATACGAAGCAAAAAGAACCGGACAAGCACATATATGGAGTAAATTAAGAGGGTATGAAGGATATTTACAAACTAATTTACAATAAAAATAATGACATTAAATGAAATAGCATACAACTTATTAAACCTAATTAGAGGAGGTAGATCTAATCACGATGAACATCTATCTTTAGATCAGATTAAGTTTAATATTAAGCATTATCGAGCAATGTTCTTGCGTAGAGATTTTGCTAGAAATGGATTAACAACAAGACATGTAGAACAAGATTTAGGATGTTTAGAAGTAGCTCCTGTAGACGCTTCTAGGTGTTGTAACTTGCCTATAGGATGTACAATTTATAAAACAAAATTGGAAGTTCCTAAAACTGTTAGATTTAATTTCAGAGATGCTATTACATATATTGGTGATGTAACTGGTTTAGGAACTATTCCTATGGTGGAGCCACATATTGTGCAATGGTTACCATATGATAAATATACAAATAAAAAAATGAAAGCATTTATGATAGATAATTTTATATATATACATAATGCTAAAGGTTTAGAGTACATAAATGTAAGAGGAGTCTTTGAAGACCCCGAAGATTTAAGGCTTTATAATTGTGGTACTGACGTCTGTTATGACGATAGTGCTACAAATTTTCCAATACCTATGGATATGATTCAAGCAATCAATTCAGGTATTATATCTGGTGAATTAGGACTGCTTACTGGTTCATTTAGTGATTTAGAAAATGATAGGATGCAAGACGATAGAACTGTTAAAGGTATTGCACCTCAACAAAATAAGCAACAATAATAATAATTAATTAAATAAATTTAAGACAATGGCAAAAGATGAATTTTACGGGAAAGGCTCTAAGCGCATAAGTGGCGACTTTTTGGAACCTAGTACCCCTGTTTTGTTTGAGGATGGCGGCGCCTCTGAAGATGAGACACGTAAGGAAATGCGAAGACGACAAAGAGAGGAGCGCAAAACCGCAAGGAAAAAAAGAAGATCTACTAGGAAAACAAGACGTCTAACAAAGAAAATAAACAGACGTAAGGAAAAAACTAAAAAGATTGAAGGTAAGTTAGAAACTCATACTGAGAAGACTCTAACAAAGAAAAAAGAGTATGCTCCAACTACAGAAGGAGATAAAAATACTCCACCTAAATCGGCTACAGAAACACCAGATGTTAAAAAGGATAAAAAGAATTCTAAAAGTATAGATAATATGTCTTTTAGTGAGGCTTACAGAACTCAAAGAGATGCTAATAAAAAAGCAGGTATAAAGCATTACGGAGATGATTCAGGGCATTTTACTTGGAGAGGTAAGGAATATAGTACGGAGTCAAAATCTGAGCAAGATAAAAGAAAAGGAAAAACTAAGAAAAAAGTAGTTAAAAAGAAAGAAGAGACACCGGTAGTAAAAGAAACAACTCCTAAGAAGAAACAAACTGTAAATCCAAAGCATGATCAAGACGGTAATGGTGTTCCAGATTTAGTTCAAAAACCTAAGACTCATGATGCAGATAACGACGGAATTCCAGATTTGATCCAAAGACGTGAGACAACAAAGATCAAGAAGAAGAAAGGTGGAATAAAGTACAAAAGAGGAGGAAGAAGATAGATGTTACATACTTTAAAGGCAATCTATGACGATTATCAGATAAAGTATGACGATAGCATTGATGCAAAAACTTTTAGAGACATTTGCTCTGACTATAATATGATAGTCATGAGCAATGTCTTAGAAGGTAAAACATTCAATATGGGCTATAACTTATCTTCTATATATATAGTTAGAGTAAGAAGAGATCCTAGGACTCCAAGAATAGATTGGGGAGAGAGTAATAAGTATAGAGATGAACTTATTAAAAAAGGTTTGCCTTTGTATGATAATATTACAGAGAAAGGTAGAAAATGGTATATATATTATACAGATGATTTTTATTGTAAATACCATTGGAACAAAGGTAAATGTAAGATCCCAAATAAGTCTGTTTATAGATTTGATGCTACACGAGGGGTTAAAGGAAATAAGGGAAAATTAATAACTTTGTTGCGTAAAGATGATTTAGCGTATTTAAAGTTTAAAAAATATAAATTATGATTTATAAAACTATATCTAGCAAGACAATTATTAGAAAGGTTTTTAGAGATTTAAAACCTAATGATGATAATTGGATAGATGATGCTATTGAGTGGATAGGAGAGGCATTAGAGCATATAGGTTCTGCACCACAACTGTGTACTAAACAATGTGTCTTAACTGTAAAAGATCATAAAGTATGTTTACCTGCTGACCTATATTATATCAATCAAGTCGCAGTTAATAATACAGTATCTCCTACTACATCTGAAGAGTTAGATACTTTATTAACTCAAGTTAAAACATTATCTGCATCTGTTGTTGCAGCTACGGCTGCAGGGCAAGATTATAGTGATACAGGAAAAGTCCTTAATGAAATAAATGCTAGAATTGTTGTTTTAGAAAATGTTTTCTTTTCTGATGAACATAAACTAAGAGCATTACAATATGGTGCAAGTACATTTCATAAAAGCATGCATTGTACAGGATGTGTAAACGAATTATCAGAGTATAAGGATAGTTATATAGTAGATTGTGGGTATATTAAAACCTCATTTCAAACAGGAAAAATCTGTATAAGTTATATGGCTTTTCCTCTAGATGAAGATTGCTTTCCATTAGTACCAGATGATATAAGTTTTAAAGAAGCAATGTTTTGGTATATATTTAAAAAATTATTATTATCAGGTTATGATAAACCTACTAAGATAGACTATGCTTTTGCAGAAGAGAGATGGATGAATTATTGTACACAAGCTAGAAATGCAGCTAACTATCCAGATATTGCAAAGTATGAATCGTTTATGAATCAATGGGTAAGATTAGTTCCAAATATAAATAGACACTCGACGTTATTTGAAGATTTAAATGACAGAGAACAATTAGATAGAGGATAATGGCCAATAAAAGATTTTTAAAAGGATTATTCAAAGATACTAGTCATCAAGACCAGCCTAAAGATTCTTGGAGATATGCAAAAAATGCTACTATAAATAATATAGAAGGCTCTATTTCTAACGAATCTGGTACTACTGCACACGGGCATCTTGGAACAAATTTAACCTGGGGTGCTCAAGAAGATAGAATCTTGGGAACTGTAGAAGTTGATAATGATAGAGTAGTTATATTTACTAAGAATCAACTTAACTTAAGAAGCGAGATTGGTATATGGGATCCTAATACAAGCGTAGGTAATCCATACTCAGCTTTATATAATCCTAACATAACTAGTTATGTAACACACGATTTAAATTTTCAGTTTACCAATTTAATAGAAGGAACTTATAAGATTGATGCTAAAGGAGATTTAGTTGTTTATTTTACAGATGATTTAAATCCACCTAGGGCAATTAACATAGACCGTCAAATGCGAGGGATAGCATTATCTAATATTACTTGGTTATATAACATTAATCCTGCTAGTTCACATTCAAAACATTTAGAATTATTAAATTTATTTCCAGCATCTGGTCCTGTTCCTCATATTTATCTTTCTGACCAGTGGTGGTTTCCTAAACCATATCAGACGTCTGTTGTTGAAGGGGGTGGATTAAAAACAGCAGTATACTATTTAGCTTTAGCTTATGTAGATGAAGACTTAGTTGCGACTAATTTTTTAACTGTTTCTAATCCTGTTTCAATTGTAGATGAGTATGATCACACTAGGCCTACTAGTAAAAAAGACGGTGCTAAAGAGGGTACTCAAACATCTAAAGCTATATCATGGAGAGTTAGTAATCTGAATACAGATTATAAGTTTATGCGACCTGTAGTTGTTAGGCGTATGGGAGATTCGACTGAGGCTTTTAAATTAAATGATATACAAATAAATCCTAATACTTCAAATCCTCCATTTCAAACTGTAGTATTTAGTGGTATAGAAGGTAGTAGCGGACTAGCTATTGAAAAAGTTATTATAGATACTACATCTTATGATACTGCAAAAACTATTGATCAGTTAGATGGTATTTTATATTTAGGAAATACAACTAGTAATAAGGATTTAGGATATCAAAAATATGCTAATGCAATTAAAACATTTTCTGTTGTTAGGGATATACCAAAATTTGATGAGCATTGGATGACCATGGATAGTCTAACTACAGGGAATGCTTTTTTCCCAGTTGATGATGGTAATTATGTAGATGATTCTAAATCATATAGACATCATCCAAATATTGTAGATCATAAAGGATATCAAAGAGATGAGGCTTATGCCTTTTATATTGCATTTATTATGAATGATGGTAGTATGTCTTATGCATATCATATACCTGGACGAGAAAAAAATATATCTACTGACCCAGCTTTTCATACTGAAGGAGATGCTGTTTCTTCTGCATCAGTAGGGAATACTCAAATTTTTTCAGATTTAGCGGACTTAAGTAAAGGTCACGCTCAAAACTTTCATTTCTTTGATTACAGTCAATACGCAGGAAATAGAAATATGAACTTTTGGGAAAATGCTACAGAGACTTATCCAGATACAGATAACTATGAAGTGTGGGATGAAAATGGTTATACAGGAACTGACATTAAAAATGAAAGGGTTCGTCACCACCATTTTCCTGGTAATGATAATGACAACAGATCCTCAATTAGTGATGACACATGCACGTCGCAGGAGTCTGATGGTGTAGGATCAAATAACACACCTTGGAATGGTACTGTTGAATTTAGACATAATGATGATGGGTGTGAAATGCATTGGAATGAAGGATCTTGGAGATATGCAAATATGGGTAATTATGTAAATATATCTGATCCTGATGGTACTAACGCTCAGATGTTACAGGCTCTATTTAGAAGCAAATCTGATACAGGAGGATTTGGTTCAGGATGTAATAACACTGGTGGTACTTGGAATGGTAATTATATAGTAGCAGATCAAAAAATGACAGTAAGAAGTTGGGCTATGATTAATCATAGAAGACTAAGTAATGGTGGTTCTGCTCCACTTACTACTACTAAGTATAGTACTAATTCTGTTGCTAGCCCTGTAGCTGAAGGGGCAGCAGGTACTAGTCCAGGATGTCCTGCAACTTCCTGTGATTCAATAGGTGATTATGGGGGTTGTGGTGGTAGTGGGACGCTTGATTATACAGCTATGTCTTTACCAGCTACTGTTTTAGAGCCAGGCGAGTGGATACGAATGAGAAATTGTGGAGATGGTTGGTGTAATGTAGGTGGTCAATCAGGAGGAACGGATTGTAGATTTAGACAGGCTAGAGGAAGTAGTGAGCAAATAGATGCGTGTGACGCAGGGTGTTCTAGTCCTAGCAGTGCTCCATGGAGTTGCAATGATTACCAGTTTATTAGATGGGAAATTGTATCAGCTAATTCTGTTGCGCCTGGCTTTGTAAAATATGATGCAAAGATATCACATACTGTTAGAAGACTAGGATTTACTCTAGAGGATATAAAGGTACCTAAATCTATAGCAGATAAAGTTCAAGGATTTAGAATTTATTATGCTAAGCGTGGGCAATCTAATAAAACAATTATTGGACAAGATTCAATAATACCTATGACACGAAAACTTGTTCAAATGGGTATCTGCCTAGAAACAGGTGGCACAGCAGAAGCATATCAAGTTATGGGTACGTTGCAAAACTTCCCTGAAACATTCTGGCAATGCGAGTCTATGGCTTATGCATCGTGGCATCCAGGATATCCTATATATACTTATGGAATATACCAAAACTCTACTACACTAGCTACTGGAGAAGCTGCATATAAAAACTTTACTTTTCACGATTTTAATTTGTTGAGAACAAAAAATAGTTTAGCAGGTGCAACACATATTAAACCACAATGGAGAGTTAGAAATTTAGTATGGAATGGTCCTACAGTTAATCAAGATAAACGAATGAATACTAGATTAACTAGCGCTCCAGGAGCAGGAACAGATCCTATTGAAATAAGAGAAGAATGGGGATGGGAAACAGACTTTAATTGCTATCCAAGAGATGTAGCCTCTTCTATTCATGCAGGTGCAGACTATGCTAATTATAGTAGATATGGAGGTAGCTACCTTCCTCCAAGAGTACTAGGACAAAAAGCTAAATCGTACTTAATGGGCGATACTATTTTTAGAGGAGCATCTTTAGGTTTTGGAGGTAAAGTATTTAATGAGTTTGGTGAAAGTTGTATGATCTTTTCTTTAATGGATAGACACGAGTTTCGTGCAGTTGATTTAACTAACAGGCCTACATCCTCAGCTGGTTGGAATTCAGGATACGCAGCACCTAATAACTCTGCTGCGGTTGAAGGATTTGGAAATATTGAAAGAGTTAATCCTGGAGACAATGGTCCAATACTTGTAAACCCTTTACCTTGGGGATCTTATGATGGAACTGGTGGATATAATCAATTATCACATGACAGTAGCGGATCTAGAAGTCAAAGTATGATAGTTAATTTACATGCTTTTAAAACTGATGTTTATAAATCTATTGACAGTAATAAATTAGTATGGACAGGATTTGAAGTATTGGGACAGCAGTTTAAGAATTTCATTTTCTGGGATGATGCTAATCACCCTGAAGCACCAACAGGTACTATTGCAGGAGATCCTATGGTTGCTACTATAAAAGAATTGTTACCACCATATACTCCAGTTAGTAATACAGCAAATTACTCTGTAGCTGATTTACAGTCTACGTTATATCAAGGAACTTCAAACCATATAAAGTCTGGTATATATGGAGGAGACACCTATATATGCAGATATGGTAAAGCATTAGCTGTTAAACCTAGTAACATAGATGAGAGTTCATTACCTAAAAGATCTATCCATTATCAAATAGTAGAAAGTTGTGATAATATTAACTTTAGACATACTGACTCTGATAAAAATTTATACTATCCAGGATCTATAGCAAAAGAAATTATACGATATGTTGGTAGTGAAGATGGAGATTTTACACATTTTGATAACATGAGGTATAACGATAACTATTCTGCAGTTAATGACATCAGACCAGCTTTTCCATTACCTTTAGAAGAAAACAATCAAACAGATTTTCCAACTAGAACGCATAGAAGTGCTAAGTCAGATAATACTAGTTTGATAGATAATTATAGAATCTTTTTAGGAAATCAATTTAAAGACCTTCCTAGAGATAAAGGAGATTTATGGAAGCTATCTACTTTTAATAATTTATTATACTTCCACATGGAAGATACTTTATATGTAACTAAAGGTAAACAAAAGATGCAGCTCTCTGGTGGATCAGATGCTTTTGTAGGAAGTGGAGATATTTTTGAACAGGCTCCAGAAGAGATTGTGCACACTAAAGATGGATATGGAGGAACTCAATCAATTAGAGCAGCACTTGTTACACGTAGTGGGTATTTCTTTGTAGATGCTGCCGCTCGTAAAGTGTTCTTAATGAAGGAAAATTTAGTCGAGTTGAATGATGTAGGTATGGAACAATGGTTTAAAGATAATATTAAATTTGCTCTAGAAGACTTTGGTTTAAGTACTGTTGCTGATAATCCTCTTATGGGATTTGGATTTCATTCTGTATATGATCCTAAATTTAAAAGAATATTATTAACTAAAAGAGAGTATGTACCTACACAACTTTTTATAGATGGGTTCAATTCGATTGCCTCTATCCCTCCAAGTTATGGAACAGTAAGATTTAACGTTAATTCACAAATGTTTGAGCAGTTTGCAGCTTGTGCCTGCGGTACTTTTCCAAGTTGTTACGATTGTTGGGCTACTATAGAGTGGGAGAATGAATCTTATTTCTACAAAGGTGGTTGGACAATATCTTATTTTCCTGAATTAAATATCTGGGTTAGCTTCCATGATTATGTACCTTATCATTATTTTAATACTACTTTTAATTTTTATTCAATAACAGATCAGTATCCAAATTTAATTGGTGGTCTTGGTGGTCTTGTTACTACTTTGGGAAGCTCTGCTATATGGAAACATCACAGCGGTTTAAAAGGATTATACTACCAAGAAAATGATATAGGAACTATACCTAACTGGGCAGATAATATAACTATATCTCCTTTTGAGATTGAGTATATAGAAAATGAATTAAGAGAAGCTGATGGATTATATTCCAGTATAACATATAATGCAGAAGTCTGGAATGACACTGCAACAGATCTAAATATACAAGGAGTTAATGTACTAGAACATGGATTTACTAGTTTCTTTGTATACAATACACATCAAATATCTGGGACTGAAACATCAAGTCCATTAGAATATTTGATAAATACAAGGCGTGTAGGTACTGATTGGAAGATAAATCAATTTAGAGACTTAGCAGCAATAGGTGTTTCAACTGCAGCATACTATACTGCTACCGGGGTCAATGTAACTGGAGGAACAAATGTTGGAACTGTAACAACAAGTGCTATAACTCCTATGTTTGTAGTAGACGGTATGAGTGAACTACCAAACGCAAATTATATAAATTTAAACAAAATATGGCAAGAACAGAAGAAATTTATAGACAAATGGTTAGGAATTCGTTTAATATATGATAATATAACAAATAATTCCGTACATTTGTACACTAGTTCTGTGGCTGTAAGAAAATTCTATAGATAAAATTATGACAAAAATAAAAAAATTAAAGACCGCTGTTGCGTATAAAAGTAAGTATGCCCTAGGAGGCAAGTTAGAGAAACCAAAAATGAAAAAGAGCAAACGTAAGTTTGTGGCAGGTGGATCTCAATACGATCAAAACACTATTAGTGCTTTTCAGAACCCTAACTATACAGGGAATATAGTAGCTCAAGGTACTCAAGAATCTGCAGATGCGGCTTCAGAACATTTTGATTCAGAGGCTGAAAAACTAAAAACTTCATCAGAGACAATGGTTAACGAGATGAAAAATGAAGATGAGCAAACTAAACAAAGACTTATACAAGAGGATGCAGCCAACAAACAAAAACAAAATGCAGTTGAAAGCACTGCACAAACGGCTGCACAAACTATAACTGAAGGATATAAAAAGTTTGCTCCTAACAGTGCTACTGCAAAAGAAACAAAAGGAGATGGTATTGGTGGACTAGTTGGTTCTATTGGACAGGCTAGAAATCAATGGAAAGCTATAGGAGATGCTAAAAAGGCTGCTAAATTTGCAAAAGGTTTTAATGAAACTAAAACTGCCTTTGATGTTGGACAAAGATTATCAATGGGAGAGGATGCATATAAGCTGTCTCAAAGCATGAAGAATGTATCAAATATGAAAACTACTCTAGATCAAACTAAAGTAGGAATGAATATGTTTGATAAAGGTAGTAAAGGTTTAGATATGTTAAATAAAGGTAAGGATGCTGGTGATGTATTTAAAAAAGGAACAGAACTCGCTAGTACAATGGATAAAACAACGGGACTTTTAAAACTAGGAGAAAAAACACAAAAATTAAGCACGATGAGTAAAGTTGGTACAGCTGCTAAAACAGTAGGGGCTGGTGTCAAATCTTTTGCTACTTCGGCTTCAGGGCTAGGTCTTATAGCAAATTATGCAGGAAAAGGAATAAGCAAGTTATCTGATGATGGGGATCCTACTAAATCTAACTTTGGAGAATATGCTGGAGCTGCTTTATCTACTGCAGGATCTTGGGCAGGGACAGGAGCAATGATTGGATCAGTAATACCTGGTATTGGAAATGCTGTTGGAGGAGCTGTTGGGGCAGTTGCAGGAGCTCTCTATGGTGTAGGAAAAACATTTTTTGGTACTAGAAAAGCTAAACGTGCTAAGGCAAAAGCAGATCAGCAAAGAGCTGAGAAAGTGGGTGCGTATAATGAAAAATTAAAAGGAAGATTTGGACATGCTGCACAATCAGCTAGAGCTATGGAGATTAAATCAAAAACAACCTCTGGACAAGATTTAGGGTGGGATACAACAAGATCTAGATATGGAGGAATTAGAAAAGAATATGGGGGGCAACGACAAATACCAGCATACGCTGCATAAAATACTACGACTATGAATAGAAGATTTATAAATAAACTAAGAAATAAATATGCTACAGGAGGAGAACTAATGACTAACTCTATGGATCCAGCTCCAATGGGACAACTAGAAGAATCTAGCACAGTTCCTTATGGGTCAGTACCTACTTATGAAGCACAAGGAAATAATGTTCCTAAACCACCATCTACAACAATGGCACCAGTTACGGGTGGAACAGATCCTAAAGTGTTAAAAGCAGAGAGAGATAAGTTAGCTCTTATGGATGAAGCAACACTTCGTGCATATTATACAGAGATGTATACTAATCAAGTAACACCTGTAATACCTTTTGGTCAAACTAGATTTAGTAATGATCCAGGATATGGCCAAGGGAGTACTAGATTTAACTATTCCCACACACAAGATAAGAGTGCATTTAATAATATTTATACTTTGACAGATTATGATCCGACAAATGAAGGAGAGCAAGATGTTAATGTAAGGAATATAGATGCTGCAAATTATATATATGGTAATACAACTGATGGGTTAATAGCTACTACTACTAAATTTGAGGAAGACAGAACGACACAGAACGCTGCTAATGCTTTATTAGACGGAGATGAAAAAGAAGCTGACCGTATTACTACTAATCAGGTTAACAGGACTATAATTAATGATCTAATAAATCAGAAAGGCTCGTATTACGAGGAAGGTTGGACTATAGGAGATGGAGGTAAGCCTGTACCACCTGTAAATCAAGGTCAGTTTAACAGAGACCTTATGCGTGAAGAAGCTGAATCTTGGGAGAAAGAAAAAAATCGTCTTATAGAGGCAGGTATAATGGGAGACGGATCACAGCCTGTAGTTATAGAAGACGATGCTAAGTTTAATGTAGCGGCACTACCAATGGTTGTAGCATCAGGTGTATTTGCCGCAGGGCAGTGGGGTCTGAATCCTGCAGCTGACGCCCTGTTTTTAGAATCTTTAGTTTTGGCAGGAATATCAACTATAACTTATAAAGAGTTGCAGGGGATGTATAAAAATTATCAAGAAGGTGCGACAATGCAGAGGACTATAGATGCTCATGGTAAACAAATGGAAATTGATTTTGGGGCATCAGCTTCTACTGCTACTTCTGCAGCAGGAAGTCATCCTAATGGACCTGAATATGACCCAAAGAAAGATCCGGATAAAAGTAGAGCTGCTAAATTTGCTGAAGCTGTAAAAAAGTGGGGAAAGAATGCTGGTAAGCTAGTTTGGAATAAATATACTAGGAAATTTGGGATTTATGTTATAGTTGGGGGTACAGGAAGGTTTATATATGAAGTAATTAAACATGGCGGAATAGGTAATACACCTGATGGTCAAAATAGAAATGATAAAAAGAAAGAGAAAACTCTAGATAATGATGAATGGATAGCAAATCCAGCGGACCCATCTGGATGGACATTAATGAATCCTGCAACAGGTGATATATACGATAAACGTACTGGGAACCATTTCACTAAAGATGGAGAACCTATAAAGAATAGAGGACAGAACTATGAATTTGGCGGGTCTAGAAATACTCTAGATAGAATGCGTCAATACTCAAGAGGAGGCGAGGCTTTACCAGGAGGTATGATGGAATCAATACCAGGTTCTGATGCTGTAAAATTTAATGGTCAAACTCATGAAGAAGGAGGAATAGAATTAGATTCTAGAACAGAAGTAGAAGACGGGGAAACTATGGATAAAGTTAATATGAGTAAGGGAGGTCCTTCAGACTATTTCTTTTCTAAAAAATTAGGATTCGCTGATAAGCATGAGAGACTACTAGCTAATGGAGGTAGTCAAACTGATATCAATTACTTAGCTAAAATGCAAGAAAAAGCTGCTGGGAGAAATCCAAGTAAAATTGCCGCAGAATATGGGGGAGTTAGAAAATTTGAAGAGGGAGGAGCAAATAGAAAAACAGATAGACAATATGCATACGGAGAAGATTATACAGAGAATGTAGGAGGAGCACATGGAGAGGCAGGATACACAGGACTGGGATCTGACGGATCTTATACTCCAACTGATCCAGGAGAAGAAGGATACGCTAATACACAATCTTCAATAGGAAAAAAAGGAAATAACTATTGGGGAGATAAACATATTATGTCTGATGAAGGACGTAAAGATTTCTACAATAGAAATAAAAATATTTTAAATGGTATGGATATTAATAGTTGGGAAGATTACGACCCAGCTAAACATGCAGGAGATTTCCAAAAAGCATTTAACACAGATTTAAAAGAACGTTATAATAAAGACGAGAACTTACGAAACAGTTTAAAAAGTAGAGGGATTAATAGTGTTGAGGACTTTACACAACAGGCTGGATTTCATAATAAAGGTCATAAATCTAAACGATTAGATAATGCTCATGGAGAATACACATGGAGTAGAACCTCTGCATATAATGAGCCAGAAGATAAAGAAATAATCCCACCAACAGACGACGGAGGAGGGGACGAGGAAATTACTACAACAGATTTAAAGGTTCAAAATCAAAAAAAAGGCTTTAATTTGTTAGGGGCCGCACAATTAATACCTGCAGCTATGGCATTTATGGATAAACCTGATTACATGGAATCTCCTGATTTAGTTGCTCCTGGTATTGTTGTTCCTGAACGAATATCTAAAACACATTTAGAAAGAGTAAATTATAATAATCAAAGAGATAAAGAAGATAGAAACTACCAGGGACTAAGACAAGATATCAATACAAGTGGTATAGGAGGAGGTAGTGCGATGTCTAACAGATTAGCGGCATATGCAATGTCAGAAGCAAACCAAAGAAAAATTGATGCTGATGAATCTAATGTAAATGTACAAATTGGGAATCAAGAAGGTACTATGGACCAACAAAGAAAAGGAGAAAATGCTAGTAACATGTTATCAGCTAGTACTACTAATGCTAGTAACTACTTAGATGCAGACAAAACTAATGCTAAGAATGCTATGTATGTAGATGAATTTAATTCTGCAGCAGATGCAGCTACATTTGATAGAAAATTAGATGCTGTACAATCTGGTGTACAAGGTGTAGCAGGTATGTGGAATGACCAACAAAATAGAAATACACAAGAGCGTATAGCTTTTGCTGAAGCAGGTAATAGAGGAACCTATGAGAGAGAAAGAGCTAAGTGGGACTCTAAAAATGAGAGTGAAAGATTAACCGCTTCTAATAGTAGTACTTCAGAAAGCAGTACTTCAACTACTAAACGTACTTTTGTAACAGGAGCAGATGGCACTAAATATTGGAGTGACGGAACTTCAGAGAAACCTGGCAGCGCAGAAACAGGCGGGCCAAGGTATAATACAGAGTTTAAAAAACGTTTAGCTCGTAAAGGAGGTGTTCATGAAGGTTCTGCTTCGTGGAAAAGAATGTTTGGATAAAATATAATAATATGGCAAATAAATATAGTAAGTATGCATTAAAACCTTATGTAAGTACTTATGTAGATCCTGGATCTGTGAAAGTTAATCAGATTCTAGCAGAGCGTTACGACAAAAATAAAGAAAAGAAAGACTTAGTTGATAGAACATTAGGCTCTTTTAATGCTTTACAGGGGGACCAGTATTTGGTTCAAGAAGCAAAGAATGAGGTTAGGAGCTCATTAAAAGGTATTGTACAAAATGGTAATTATGAAGATGCTGGGCTGTTAATTGATGAAGCTATTGTCAGAATGGATACTGATAGAGGACTATTAGCTGCTAAAAAATCATATGATAATAGAGCTCAAGAATTAGAATGGATTAAAAAAGCTACTTTTGAAGGACAACAAGTTTTAGATTTTGGAAGAGGTAGAGCGGAGAATCATAATTCTTATACTACAAACTCTGAGTCTGGAGCCCTGGAAGAAAATATATACCAACCTTTATCTGAAGCACAGTTAGATTATAATGGAGCAATGTCTAAACTTGTAAAAGGAATTAAAGGTGGTACCTATGGTGTAAGTCAAGGACACGCCAATAATATAGCTAAAGGTTTATATCTTAATTACATAAGAAGTAACGAGGGTAAGCAAGATTTTAGACGTTTAATGGAATTAGAGTTACCTCAAACATTGTCTTATGATGAAAGAGAGACATTGGCTGCACAAGATATTATGAAACGTCTTAAATCGTTTACAAATCAATATGTTCATCAATTGGTTCCTAAAAATAAAAAGGATAAAAACATAAATGGAAGGACGGAGAAAGAGCAGCAGATAGTTACTAACACCATGAATAAGATTAAAGGTAATAATGATTGGGCGACTAGTAATGGTTATAAGGCTACTGATGTAGCTAGTATAGAAGATGAAACTTGGTTTAATGAAAAACTATTAAATTTAAATAATAAAGCTATTACCCAGTATATGCTAAAAACTGATGAAGGCACACAAAAGGGTAATGAGTATATGCAGATGAAGCAGGATCAGATTATCACTATGTCTCAAATTCCTACAAATCAAGGAGGATATACGGATGTAGAAGCTAGAAAATTTAAGTATCAAATGGTTGACCAGTTTTTGACTGAAGAGAAAATGCTGACTTTTACAGAATGGCAGGCACAAAATCCTACTTTATTAGTAGATCAAGACAGTAAACCTCTTCCTACGGGACAACAAGTCTCTAAATATAGAGAGTATAAAGAACAAGATAAATTTAGAACTAATCCTGATCTAGTTAAATTTGGTTCATATATCAATTATGTTACTGATGAATCTTGGTCTATAGCAAGTTTACTCCAGCCTGAATATGAGAATATAGATGCGGGTGATGCAACAATAGGATTAGGTGCGGATATTACAAAGAAAGCTATTGGATATGGATTAGACAAAGTATTTAAAACCGGTTTAAGTAAATTTGCTGGTGGCTGGATGTTCACAGGCCTTGGGCTAGGCTCGGATATAGGAGAGCTTACATATGAATGGGCAAATAATGCATTGGATCCAAATGATAATGTAAGACAATCGAATAGACAACAAGGTGGAGGTGAAGATAATTTGTGGACACAGATGGGCACCATGAATGAGTTAGACCGATTATTAGAAAATATTACTCATATTAAACGTCTAAATAATCAACTAGGAACACACTTTACAGAAGAGGATATACCAATGCTACAAGAAAAAGCAGAGAACGTTTATAGATTCCAAACAGGAGCAGATGGTGCAAATGACGATCCTAATGTACGTACTGGAGATGAGTTAACAGATATATTTAATGACTATGATGGAGAAGTTTATGAAGGTAAATACTTTAAACCTAATATTGCTTCTAATGCGGGTCTAGACGCAGCAAAGAAAGCTAATGAAGGACTTTCTTTTTATGCTCCTAGTGACTTTAATGTTTGGGGTGTTACTGAAGGTAGTGATCCTTGGAAGGAGATTTTCAGTGATGGTATAGGAGCATTAAAAATAGAAGGTGTAATTGCACCCTCTTTAATGACTTCTACACAAACTAAATTTGTATTGCAAAAACCTGGGAAAGGAGATAAGAAAACAAAACGATATTTGGCTAATATGAAAGAGGGTGAAGGTATGGATAAGATGGGACTAGAGAATCCAAACAACGCAGCATCAGCAAGATTAGGGCATTATAACTTTGTTGTAATGAATGATGCTATTATGCAACTAGAAGGAGATCACTCAGTAACACTACTTGAACTTAGCACAGCTATAAATAACTCTTTAGTAGGTCCTCAAGGAAATGGAGGTTTACGACAGGATTTAATGACATTTGATAAGGATGAGGTTGTTCTTGGCCAACAGGAGATTAATGAGGCTTATATGGAAACTATGTTAATGTTCCTTGAGCAGAGTCCTGAAGGATTGGCCATTGTTATGGATACTCAAGATCAAATAGAAAGTGTATTAGATGCAGAGTATGGACTTAAAAGAGATGAGAGTGGAAAAGTAACGGAAGCTCCAGAAGGGTTTGATCCTTCTGTTTATGAAAAGGTATATAATCAAACTTTTCAAAAAATGATGTTTTGGGGAGATAATGCTTTCTGTACTAATGATAAATTTATTATTAGAGATTCATATGGAGGCTACAGCAAAACTATAAATTAAAACATGGCCAAGAAAAAATTTGAAGTGACTGGAGAAGGGAGCTTATTAGATGCTCCAATATTAGCAGCTCCTGAAGACGGAGTTAACACTGTTACAGCTCCTGGAGTACCAGAGGTCGAGGAAGAAATTCCATTATCTCAAACTGCTTTAGAAGGAATAAGTAAAGTTGAAGCTAATATTCAAGATAGAATTTCTCAAGGGGGAATGTATACAGAGACCCCAACAGCTATGCAAAAACCTCTTTATGGCGAGCTGCTTCACGATAAGTCAGTTGAAGACTATGCTGATTATATTGACAGACCTTTTTCTTTTATTACTGATGATGCTGATGACTTAAGAGCATACGGACAAACTACTGGTGAAAAGTGGAAATACGCTTTACCTAAACTTGTTACACGTGTAGGTACAAACATTTTAGGATCTACAGTAGGACTAGTTTATGGAGGAGGCCAATTCTTATCAGAGTTAGGTACAGAAAATAGTGCCACACATGCGTTTTTTGATAATGACTTTCAACGATCTTTAGATGGTATAAATGACTATATGGATGGAGCTCTTCCACACTATTATACTAAAGAAGAGCAAAATTATAATTTCTGGCAATCTGCAGGTACAGCAAACTTTTGGGCTAATGATTTTAGTCAAGGACTTTCTTTTGTAATTGGAGCTGTTCTTTCTGAATACTTATCTGCTGGTTTAGGTACTGCTATGGTGAATACTAAAGCAGCTACATTATTTAAAAGATTGGGTAAACCTGCTAAGTACAGTAAGGCAGATGATGCTGCATCGAGCGTCACTTCTAAAATGAAAAATAATATTGTTGCGCCTCAACGAGTTAGAAACGTGGCAACTACTGCAAGACAGTTAGGTACAGGTGCTATGTATGAGGCTGGGGTAGAAGCAAGACACCACTATGATGCAACTTTAGAAAATTTAATGGCATCTTATAAAGAAGAGCACAATTTAAAACAAAATGATGTAATTCCTGCAGACGATTTAAAAGGGTTGATTGATATAACAACTATGAGTTCTAACGCTGTATTTGCTTCTAATGTAGCATTAGTAGGATATGGTAACTACATGATGTTCCCTAAGATATTTGGTAAAGGCTATAATTCAACTAGAGGAACATTGTCTAAAAAAATAAAAAGCGAACTAACTAATAAAGGTAGAGCGTACAAAGAGTTATTTAAAGATATAGGTAAGACAGAATCTTTGATGAGGAATTCTTGGAAGGTTCTTAAAGTACCTTTATATGAAGGATTTGTAGAGGAAGGAGGTCAAAAATTAATGGACCTTACTGGACAAGGCGCTGCAGAGAATTTTTATGCGTCTAAACGTGATCCAAGTATGACTGGCATGGTTAGTGAAATGGTGTTAAACATTAATGATAAATTTGGAGAAACTTACGGTAGTAAAGAGGGCCAGAAAGAAATTGGTATAGGATTTATCTTAGGAGCTTTAGGATTACCAGGTAAGTCACGATCATCGTCTACTAGTGAGAAAGGCGGATGGAGTATGCAGGGTGGTGTATGGGATACATTTAGAGATATGAAATCACAAAAAACTGCTATTTCTGCTCTAAAAGCTAACTTGGAGAAATCAACCTCAATGAAAGAAGCATTTGAGCGTAATTTTGATGCTTTAGTTAGAGCAAATGTAATACAAGATAGTAAAGATTTTGCTATGATTATTGATAGTCCCTTTATGTACAAGAATGCAGAAGAGGACGAAATATTCAATTATATCAATTCTCGATTACAAGCTGGGTTTGAATCAGAGATATTAGATAATATTGATCATATTAGAAATATGAGTAATGAGGAGTTTAGAGATAGTTTCTTATACAATGAGAAAAATGATCTAAGTGATGAAGCTTTACAAAAAAGAAAAAATGCAATCGCAGATATGATGCTAGATCGGGTTACCAAGATAAAGCAAACTACCGATATGATAGATAGAACATTTATCAATTGGGGACAAGACCAAAAAACTGCAGTTATACATGCGCTATCTATTGCAGATAATGCAGATATAAGAGAGAGTGGTATTATAGAAGCAATAGAAGCAGCAACAGGGATGACCTTAGAAGGAGAAGCAGTTGAATCTATTGCAGAAAGAGATAAAAGAGAAGATAACAATTCTAGAGTTAGGGCAAGGACTATTTGGGGTAGACTTTCGCAAAAAAGAAAAGATGAGATTAATAACATGCCTATTACGAGAGAGTTAAAACGTAAGTTAGGTATTAGAGAATTTACAGATCCTACGCATTTAGAAGAATTGATGCACACTTTACATGAGAAAAGTGCAATGATTGAGAAAGAAATGGAAAGCGTTGAGGCTGATGAATCTATGTCTGCGTATGAAAAAGATAGTAGATTAATATCTTTAGCAGAGGATCAAACAAAAGTACGAGGAAGGCTTGTAGAGCTTAATAAAGCTTTAAATGAGGGAATGGATCCTGATTTAAGCGCAATGGAGCAAGAGTATTTAGATACTTGGAAAGCAACAAATCCAAAAACTTACGCAGAAAACTCTGAGGAAACAATACAAATGTTGAAAGATCTTAGAAAACTAAGAGCTCGTAGACATAGGGCTATTGATATGTACAATACTTTATTATCTTTAAAAGATCAAAATTGGAGCAATAAAAATAATAAAGGTGTAATACCTCCTCCTGAATTAATGTTACAACGTTTATTGGATTTTTCTAATAATCCTGTAATGAACATTTCTGATAAGCAGTTACAAAGAATGTACATGAGGTATGCTGGGAAGACCATCGAAATGAAGTATACAACTAAAGATGGGCAGCAAAAAACTTATAGGTATTATGTAGAAGAGACTAGAATAGAGTCTGAAAATGACAAAGTACTTATTAGACTGCCTTCGTATGATACTATTGAACTACTAAGAAAGAAAGATGAGTTAACAGAGTTAATAGAATATAATAAGAAGAATTCGCTTAATACCTTGCAAGAGGAACAAGAGTTAGAAGAGATTAAAGAGGAGTTAAAGCAGAATAAACATATAACAGAGTATAAGGATGCACAACAAGAATTAAGCTTCTTAAAAGAGCATGAGGGTGAAATTCAAGTTATTACTTTACCACAACAAGCTAAAGAGTATTTAGACAGGACTATACAACTAGTTAATACAGAGTTTTCCACGACGTTAAAAAACTTAGAGGAAAATGGTATTGAACTAGAAAAGGATGTTGCAAGTGCTACAGCAGCTCTTGAGAAATTTTTACGAGAGTCTAAAAAAGCCTTACGAAAGAAGTTAGGTGTAAAACGTTTAAATAAAGATCAATTAGAAGCATTACATTTAACTGCGTCTGAAAAGATAGGAGAATTACAATTTCAAATTGATGTAACGACAGACATGTTAAGCGAGCACGATGAAACTGTTAGAAAAATTAAAACAGATGTAGGAGTATTGCATAACTTTACCACTGAAGTCAGTGATGTTAAATCTGTAAATCACGCTTATACTTTAATAGAGAAACTATTTGAAAAGCAATGGGGCGGATCTAGATCTAAGATCTATAAAGATATGATAGGAAAATTGAAAAAAGATCCTATTAAAGCTCTATTAGAAGATAAAGACGGTGATTTAGATATAGAACAGTTACAACAGATAGCTGCTATTCTTTCTAGTAATAAAGAAATGCCTATAGAGTTGTTGTCTAAGTTTGAGCCTCAAGCAAAAGTTCTTAGAGATCATTTAGATGATATAATAGCTAAAGTAGCGGACCTTAAAGCCGGCCTTCAGTTAAAGAAAGACGGTGAAATATCTAAGAAGCAATCTAAAGCCAATGCTTCAAAAGTAAAAGAATTAGAAACACTGCATGCAGACTATACTGAGACTAGTGCTGCTATTTCCGATATAGAAGAAGATTTGCGGGCCAGAACTAAGAAGTTTATATTAGAAATGAATAGGTATACATCTCTAACACAAGCTTTAGGAGAGCATTTGGATTTTATACGTACTACTATAGAGGGTATTACCAGTAACATAGAGATTGAAAATGAGAACGTCCAGGGTCCTGAAACGGCTTTAGGCATGATGACACCAGCAGAGATTGCAGAGGCATCTATTGCTAATCCTAAAAAAGCTTTCTATAACTCTATGCCTATTAGTGATATAAGATTTGGTAAAACTGCTGGGAATCACTCAGTAGCAGAAAGAGACTATAAAGAGCTAGTTGAACTTATTGCTAGCGATAAGTTTTCTGAAATGCCAGCTAAAGATAAGAAACAAATTGAAGTTCGTTTAGCTCACGCTAAATCACAAATGAGATTTTTTGAATTTACATCTACAATAAATAAGACTACAGGTAGTAAAACTAATATGAACAACTTTAGATTTATGTATGTTCATAAAAACTCTATATCAGATGAATTAGCTCCTAAACTTACATTCTTTGATAAAGGTAAATTTTATTATGGGGATGAAGTTAAAGGGCAAAAGATGCGTAGTGAGGATAAAGAGAGTATTAAAATTATTATTACGGATCAGAAAGGGACTCCATTAACGGATGCTCAAGGAGAGCTTATATATACTGATGCTCCATCTACAAATTTATACGCTAAACAAAAAACAAAAGGAGGAAAATCTATAGAAATTTATAGATTTGGAAGACAGGATCTTATACCTGAATCTGTAGAGGAGCATACAATGGCTAATGGTGATATTGGATTAACAGGAGAGCTTACTAATACTGCTAAAGAGGCATTAGCTTGGTATACTAATTTTAGAACTAATTTCTTACAAATATCTGATCCAAGATTTTTAGGTATCTCTAGAAAAAGTTTTGCACTGGTTAATTTGGCTCAAGGAGCAAGAGATCAAAATCCATCAGATTTTATCAGACCAAGTAAGTCTTTAGTACAAAAAAGTCACCAAGTAAAAGATATTAAATTAAGAGTTAATGTCGATCCTAGTGGAGTTGTAAGTGAAGAAGGAAAAGAAGTTAAAGTTAAGGCTGGGTTCCCATACGTAATTAAAAATGGTAATATAATTCCTATGTACTCACGAGAATTAACTGGTGCGCAGGTTGGTAATATTGTAAATCTCTTTAAACTACTAGCTAAAAAACAACAAGATTTAACTGGTAAGAAAATAACTAAAGAAGAGTCTGTAAGATTTGGTCCTGATAGCAAGACTATCCACCAAATGATTAAGAATCAAGTTTTCTTTGGAGGGTATTCAAAGACTCGTGCTAACGGGCAGTACTCTCTTTACATGATGGGAGATACTATTAAGTTTGGAACACACGGAGAGATTGAGCTTGCACAACTTTTAGATCCAGCTAATAACACACAATTAATAGACAACTTTAAAGAGCATTTAAGCACACTACTACATCAGGTAGATTACTTTGCTTTAAAGCAAGATATTGTACAACAGGATGGACTAGCTACTGATTTTGCTGCTTTAGAAAAGAAATGGCATACAACTAAAGAGAAGGCACAAGATAGCGGTAAATTTTTAGATGATACTGGTACTTTTAGCGTAGAGATATTTAATAAATGGAAACAAAAAAATCCATATCCAACTAAACCAAGTCCTGCTTATACTGAATTCTTAGAGTATAAAGTTAACGAGGATTTAACTGTAGATATAATTACTTGGGCTAATTATACTGAGTATTTACTTGGTGATCAGGGTATGGGAGAGAAAGCAGAAAGAAGAGATGTAGAAAACATACCTCTTCATAGCTATATGCAAGATGACACTTCAGGTATGGAGACATCGTGGAAAACTCCACAGTTTAAAAATGTATGGATAGGACCAAATTCTAAACATATGGCTTTAACAGGATCAAAAAATAAACGTATGTTAACGTTAGAAGAATTAAATCCTAAAGCTAAAATGCCAAAAGTAGAAACTAAGGTTCCTACAGAAAAACTAACAGTAGCCGGCAAGAAATTTAAATTCACAGGCGACGTGATTGATGCTACTTTTATTATAAAAACTGATTTTGGTGTTGAGAAAGGGAAAAAAATTAGTAATATTGTAATCACTAATAAAGCAGGAAAAATTGTTAAAGATGCAGATAAATTAGCGCAACTTCAAACAGCTGTGGAGACTGAAGGTGCTTTTGAATCTATGATAGAGGATGCTATAATAGAAGAAGTTAAAGAACTTTCTAAAAAGAAAACTAAAAAGAAAGCTCCTACAGACCTTTCAAAATTGACAAAGAAGAATAAACACAAAGGCAGTAAAAATAAATTTAACACAGAGGACAGTAACCAAGAAGATTGTAACTAATGGCAAAAGGATGTGGAGTAAATATAGGAAAAGCAGATGCTAATAATCTAGAGGATATAGGATTAATATTAAATAGGATATTACCAGTATCTCCATATCCTGTAGAACAAGTATATAATTTTTTAGCTTCTCATCAAGATATGGAGGAGTTACAAACTATGCATACTGCTTTAATAGGAGAAGGGTTAGAATATGTAGATGATTGGGGTAAGTCTGTTTATTATCACAATTTTGTCAGTTCTGCTATGAAACTATTATCTGAAGAAGAGTTTACTCAGGTATATGAGAGTTTACGAAAACAGAAAGGAAATATTACTACACATCTAGGTAAGAAAAAAGCATTTTCTAACCTATCTAACACTGATCTTTTACACTATTTAACAGAAGAGTTTAGAGAATATGCGTTTGCTGAAGGTAGTTATATTACAAAAACTCCGGGAGTTGAATCTCTATTTAAGTTTATACATAGTTTTTATGATAATATAGATGAAATGTCTGGTCTTTTAGAAGGTAGGGACGTAAGCTCATTCTCAGCTATTCTAAAGGAAGAGATGTTAGAGAAGGAAGATGGGTCCACAGAGAGGGTATCGTCTATTAATACTCGTCATATGAGGTTTTTGAATGAATCTATGACTGTATCATTATTTCAAATAGCAGAGGAACAAGGAATGGATTTCTCTACTTTTTATAATTATAAAGGAGATACTACAGCTTTATACAACAAGTTAAAAGAGATATTAGGGCAACCTTCTAACGATCTAACACAAAACACTGTATTCGCTAAACTAGTAAAAAGATTAAATGCTACAGGAGACTCTTTGTGGAACGATTTACAAAAAACACAAGATGGATCTTTAAAAGAGCATAGTTTAGATAAGGAAGTTTCTGCACTATTAGAGTTGCTAGGGGAGAATCCAGAAGAAGGATTACTAGCAACATATTGGAATGATATTATAAAAGGTAATGTAGAGTTTTTATCAAAGTTTGATTTTGATCTTGAATATGAATTACTGCAAGATAATGCAGAGTTGGAGGAAGGGTTAAATGAAGATGGGACAGCAATGGGTAGAGACTCATTGGGGATCAGAGCTGCTAATGAGATTAATCCTATTACTCGATTACAGCCGCACATTAAACTTATTATACGTACTTTACCAGAGGCTTTTTATGGAGAAGACGGAGGTATTAGATTTGGTACAAACAGATTTGGGACATATCGTTTAGCAGATTTTGGACAAACTGTTGGACATCTATACAGAGCATTATCTAATAAGAAAGATATGGCTTCACAAATATTTGCGTTAAAAGAATTAGCTCAAAAAGACGCTAAATTCTCTGTCTTAGCAGATCGATTAGGACTCCCTAATATTGCTTTTACTGATGTTGCAGATATTAATAAAGAACAAATAAATACACTACTTTCTTTCTTTACAGCGTTTAACAATGCTGAAGATGAGTATATGTTATTACGTGTAAGTGATAATGGTCAAAGGTCTTTAATGAACTCTAACGCAGAGCGTACTGATAAGCTTGTTGTAAACAGGTGGCAAGAGAATTTTAATGCCGTTATTCAGAGAGGAATTGGAAAGATAAAAAACGGTAGATATACTATTGATCTAAAAGCTACGTATAAAGGTAGAACTGTTGAAGAATGGTTAGAAGCTAAGCATACTATAAATAGTAGAATAGAGGTATTAAACATGTTAGGATTTGATTTTGAAAATCCTACTAGGTTAATAGAATATGTTCAAAATCATCCAGAAGAAAAATTTTTACAGAATACACGGTGGATTTTAAATGATGTACTGAAGACTCCAAATTTATCTAAAATACTTTTTAGTAATTTAGGAGGACGTATTTCTAAACTAGCTAAACTAGAAGCTAAGACAGGTAATTCTTTAGGAACGTTATTGCATACTAATGCACAAGGAAATAAAGTATATGGTATTACTCTAAAAGGGTTTGTTAATGTGTTAAAAGATGCATTTAATGAAGATGGAGAATTCTTAGCTGATCTAGAAAAATCTCCGACAGCTGTCAATTCTGTATACGGTAAGAAATTACAAGAGGGTATAGATATGGAGATTGGCGTTATTGAAGGTAGTAATAATGCAGAGGATAATACTGGTACAGAACTATCTAATATGTCAAAAGCTGATATTGCTATGACGCATATTAATGCTATATTAAGTGGTCATGTTCCTTTAATTCGTACTGGTAATAAAAAATTAGGAAGAACTATTAAGGTAGGAGATCCAGATTTTAAATTAGGTATGAGCTCAATGATTAAAATCATGAAAGGATATTTAGTTGATGAGGTTATGACTGCAAATGCAATTAAACAAGGAGCAGCTACTAATATTCAAGGGATTAGAGAACATGGTTCTAAACTACAATTTTTTAATGACCCTAAATTTTCAGATATACATACTCTACTTACAGAGAAATACATAATGACACCGTTTATTACGCGTGATGAGGTGACAAGTGAAATTAATAAAAGTTCTGCAGTAACTTCATCTATCATAGAATATTTATCTAGTAGAATTTCAGATAATAATATTACATTAAAAAAATATAATGTAGTCCAAGAAAAAAATGGAGTAGTTATGAATATTGGACTAGACAATAATCATTTATCTGCACTAGCCTCGTCTATAGGGGAAGAGCATGGATTAGAAGGTTCTCAAATTCCAGACATAGTTTATAAAAAAACATTGGAACAAATTACTTTTATCCAGGAAATAGGAATGCATGAACAATTTAAATTGTTATTAGGGCATCCAGCTGTATACTCAGATTTATTTAAACGTACATCAGGATTAGTTTCTCCTAAAAAGTACCCTTTTTCTGATAAGTTATTATTAGCTCGTATACAAGAACTGTTTCCTAACAAAGCAAATCCAAACAGAATAATTGATGGTACTGCAAGGTTTGTAACTAGAGAAGAAGTTTTAGAGACTTCTGTATATAAAGAAAAATATAAAGCTATTTTAGAAAGTACTTATATAAATAGACCTGATTTAGTAAATATAATTGAAGAGACTTATACAGATATGGCTGTTTTTGACGGAGGTGGTATGATACATCTTGATTTTTATAGGTTGACACGTCGTCTAACAGACTCGTGGTCTGATGAACTAGAGAACATATATAATAAGGTTATTGAAGGTGAAAATATTACTCCTGGGGAGATTGCACTGTTAACTCCATTAAAACCACAGGTATTTGCTCCTATAATGCAAGATGGAATAGATATCCGTGTATTTAATAAATTTGCACTCTATCCATTACATCCAAATTTAACACGACTTATTGGTAATAAGGAATTAACTTCAATGGATGCATTGTACGAAGATATGAATACTCATGAGTTAGATTACATGGTGTTTGAATCTGGTACTAAAGTAGGTGCTCAATACTCAAAACAAGCATTAGAAGCTGCTACTAGGCAAGAGCAACGAAGTGGTTTTGATCAGTTTCATGACGAACAAGGATTTTATAAACCTCTACCAGGACCAGAAACTATCACTAGTATTCAAACATACGATTTAAAATATTTTGGTATACAACAAGATCCAAAATCTAAAAGAGATGAACAAGTTACTGCAGGTACGCAAAGTTTATCTATGCTACTTACTAATATTTTTGATAATGGACTTGTTTCTGAAGTATATCAGGGAACACCTTTCTCAGAAGAAGAGTCTTGGGATCAAGCTGGTGATAGATATCATAAATTAAATAGTTCACTAGTTTCTAGAGATGCATCTGTATTAGCTACAAAGTTAGGATTTGTGAGAACGCCTTCAGGACAATTTAGATCACTGCAGAAGCCTGAACTAATTAAAAAGAGCATCTTACAAGAGATGGAAAGAAGAGACCTTCCTGCTAACATTAAAAGATCTATAGTAGAATTATTTGATCAAAGTACAAATTACATCCAACAGCTATACGACAAAGTTAAAGTTGAATCTGTTCTAAATTCTATCATTACTAATACAGTAATCAAACGTAAGATGCACGGCGAAATGATGGTTTTACAATCTAATTTAGGATTTGAGTTAACACAAGAGGCGCTTAAAGAAAAAGACGTTACTGATGAAGCAACATTAGAATGGCTAGAAGGTCGTAACAAACTTAGATTTTACGATAAAGATACTGAATCCACTGATAGAGAAACTATGGCCAGCGCTAAGACAACTGCTATGGAAGTTTATCTGCCTCATTACTTTAAAGAATTTCTTGGGAAAGAGTTACCTGATAATTTAATATTATCTGCTGAGTCCCTAGAAATAATTGGATTCCGTATTCCTACAGAAGGACTTAACTCAATTGATTTTATTAAAGTAGTAGGATTCTTACCACAAACTGCAGGGTCTACGATTATAGTACCATCTGAAATGGTAGCTAAATCAGGAGCAGATTATGATATTGATAAATTAACTATTTATTTACCTAATACAGAAATAGTAGGAAGAATAAAAAACTTATTCGGTACAAATAACGGTACTATGCAAAATATTATTCCTGTAGACCTAAGCGGAGAGTTTGTTGCTCAGGAATTAGAAAGATTACGATCTTTAGATTTGAACACTTATAAATCTATTGCTTCTAGGCTATTGTACAGAGATACAGAAGACTTAACAAAATTTATTCAAGAGGTAGAGGATTTATATGAAGGAGCTAGCTTAGCAAATAAAATTTTAAAAACCTTTAAGGACCATCCTGCAATCACAGATATAAAAGCACAACTAGATAATTTACAAGATGCAATTAATCTATCGACAGATAAAGTTAAAAAACAACAGTATATAATAGCTAAAGAAGATTTAGTTCAAGTTTTAGTTAATAAAGTAGTAACAGATCCAAGTATTACAGGCAGTGTTACTAAACCAGAAGCAATTGCTTTGATTGCCTCTATTAAAGATGACCTGGCACAATTAGATTTAATTTTAATTGAGGCAGGAGTAGCACAGTTAGATTATTTTGAAGTACAACCTAAACAAGTTCTTCAAAACGATTTACAAATTTTTATGAAAGATGTCTTAAGCCATCCAAAAAGTTTTGATCAATTAATAACTCCAGTAGGAGCTTTTAATATTAAGCGTATAGCTAAAGAGATTTTTGAACGTAAATTAGATGCAGGTATGGTGTCTGAGGAACCTGTACAGATATCACGAAAGTTAACTCTCGACGCTCTTATTGATATTACATATTCTATGTATCAAACATTAGGAGGTACAGGAATTGTTGCAACAGGTATGACTCATAGTATAAAGGGGCAACGTGCGGGATTAGCTTTTAATACAGATCTGAAAGAAGAGACTAACCCTGATCTTGCGGTTATAAGATTTAATTTTAAAGGACTAAAAGAATTATCTTTATCTAGAGTTCTAGATGTATCTAATGAAAATTATATAAATGCTGCTATGCAACAGTATGTAACAGCCTTTGTGGATGGTGAAAAAGATCCTTTTATTATGCATGTTAACGGAGGTAAAATTGGTGCCGCAGTACATATGTTGTTGTTGCGCACAGGTGTTCCATTAGAAACAGTTTTATACTTTATGTCCCAACCTATAATATCAGACTATTTAGACTCTCTTAATTTAAATCAATCAGAAGCATTAAAGGCAAGTGGGCGATTTAAAAGAAAAGAAGATATTAAAAAAGAGATAATAGCACGGTATGGAGGCTCAGAAGTCGAGTTTGAACATCAGTTAGATTTAGAAGGATTACAACAAAGTGTAGCTCAACCTAGAGAAAGTATGAATGAGCAGCAGAAAGCTACACAAGTACAGATTTTAAATGACTTTATTCGTTATCAAAACTACGGTAATAAATTACGTGATCTACAATCTGTTACATCTTATGATAGAATGAGATTAAAAAATGGTTCTGAAGCTCTTTATATACAGGGGCTAGAAAACCAAGTACGAGAGGATAATTATTTTAAAAACTCTGAGATGATTGCTGGTAGGTCTTCTACACAACAAGAGTCTTTCTTAGCTGAAATGAGAAGTGTAGCATTATCACATTCTACTTTGTTTAAAGGAACAGATTTTAAAAATTCTGTAGGCGGTCTTACCAACTTTATGGTTCAGAAATCTCAAGATCTTATCCAAGAAGGAAAACGAAGAGATGATATTATATATACTTTAGATAGATTTGATAATTTCTTAGCGTCGTGGGTTATTTTAGAAACACATGTAGGACTAGGAAAACTGTCATCAGATACTCAAGATCTATTCGTAGGAGCAAATAGTATACCTAGTAGAATTAAAGATTTACAAGAACTTGGAGTAGATAATTTTGCACTAGATAGTTTATTAGTAATGATTGATACTTATGACACAGCATCATATGACGCCACAGTGGATAATTTAAAATTAGTAAAAGGAAAATATGATACGCATGATTTAAATGATTTAGTAGAGGAAATGAGAGATTTAAAAAAGACTCATCCTGAGACTTATGATAATTTAATCACTTTTAGTTTATTACAATCTAGTTTAGATTTTTCTCCATTTAGCTTTACTCAAATTATGCCTAGTGAAGACGTAATGCAATTAACAGCAGAGAGATTCAATATTATGAATAACGCTATAAAAAGTAAAGGGGTTCTCAGAAGCTTACCGTTAGACCATGTGTGGGATCTATTTATCTCAAACAATTGGCATAATCCTCGAATAGTTCAACAACGTTTTATTGGTCCAAATAATTCAAAAGGTTTAAAAGAAGTTGCAAATAAGAGTTTTACTAATGAACGATATACAGCTAAGTATATTACTTTTAGTACTGTTAGGAATTCTGATGATGGTACGTATTACTCAACATTCTTTGAAAGACTAGACGATGGAAGTTATGTAAATAAAAATAAATTAGGACTTAGAAATAGACTAATTGAAACAGATATCAGCATTATCAAATCTAATACACAGCAAAGGGAAAGACCTCTTTTACAGTTAGGAAAAGATAATGTAGAAAAAATTACAAAAGGAATGAAAACAGTTTACGCTTCTTCTCCTAATAAAGGTGTTACGAAAAGTGGTGAGTATGAGTTACTAGATGGTAGCGTAGTTAGATTAACTAAAACTGCATATACTACTAAGGCTACATTCCTAAAAAGTAAAAATGTACGTGAGGAATTAGGTATAATAGGTGGAAAATCTCTATCTTTGCTGTCTGATTCACTGGGCTTTGAGAAGATTTCCCAAGCAAAAGAAGCATATCCTGGATTCTTTAATGGTAAGAGCAGTTTAAACCTATTTACCATAGAGTTAATGGAGATAGGCACTGGCATTATAAATGAAAGTGCGGAGTCTGAAGAAAACTCAGCATCCACTAGTAAGTTAACCAATATTATTGTAGTAAACAATCAAAATGAAGCTACAACTAATGAAAATGAATGTTTGTAAATGGCTTGTAGAATAAATAGAAATGAACGAGGAGAAATTGAATCTGTTTTAACTAAACAGGGTGAAGAGTCTGTACTTTTTGATTCATTAAATATTGCTATTAATAATGGCGCTTCTTCTGAAGTTGCATATGTAGCATATTTAGAAACTTTACGAAGAACTCCAAGTATGGGACTTGGTGAACCTAATATTAGCAGTGGATTTGCGCAAGGCATTCTTAAAGAGATCGATAATGATTACTTAGCATGGGAAGCTGCTGCTAAAACTATGAAGCATGAAACTGCTAAAAGTAGATTAGAAGAATCGTTATACCATGTACTAGATAAAATGGGTGTTAATGTTACCGCAGTAGATAACATAAAAGATAATAATGGAAATAAATTAGGAGTTACAGGTGCAGCAGATGTTGTAAATAGAACAATTGAATTAGTATCAGGCAAAGCTACCATTGATACGTTAACTGAAGAAACAGCTCACTTCATGGTAGAAATTCTCCGCGCTGAAAACAATCCTTTGTATGATTCTATGTATCAGCAAATTGAAAAATATTCTATTTTCAAAGATATATCAGATCCTGGTTCTATGTATTATGAGCAATATAAAGGTGATGTAGACATGCTTAAACGAGAGGCTATAGCACAGGTTATAATGGAACATGTAGTAAAAGGCGAATCTAAGCAAGAACCAAAAGGGTTATTGGCGAGATTAAAAAGATGGTTTGACAGAGTTCTAAGATCCTTTGGGGTGAAAGTAGGGAAAGTGACCAAAGATTCTTTCGGAGAGGCTGCTTGGTCTATGATGAATAAAGATTTATCTTCTGTTTTTGCAACAGATCCAAAAAGCCATACATTACCTAATGTAAGATTTTTCCAAGAAGAGAAACTTACTAGCATTATAGAAAAATTAGATTCAACGGCGTCTCAATATGAAATTGTTGAAATAGATGTAGCTAATGTTACTAACGCAGAGTTAAAAAAATACTTTACACCGTTAGCAGATGAAGTTAATGGAAAAAATATAGTAACAAGATATCAAGCTAAAGAAAATAGTCCTTTTAAAGGTAAAATATTAAAAATGAGAGGGTCAGATTTAACAGCGCTTTCATTTAAAGATTCACGTCAATTTACTGATCCTGAAGTTGTTGAAAGACGACGAAAAGACATGGATATTCGTATGAAGGTAGGTACACTTGGCCACAAGATGATGGAAGATTTAGTTGGATACTATTTTCATGGAAAAGGTAGTATTTCTGAGATTAAATCGAGAAAAGGATCCTTCAAAGAAGCTCAATTCAAAGAACTACAAAAATCAGTGCAGCTTCTTAAGAGCCAGGTTGTAGCTCAGCAAAAGATTATAGATCCTGAAGGAAAGATGTTAGTACGTACCGAGCAAATGATAGCGGATGAGATAAATGATGTTGGAGGTACTATTGATTTACTAATTATTTACAGTGATGGGTCTGCATCAGTATATGACTATAAATTCAAAACGCCATCTATGTATGGTAAATATAGAACAGGTAAGTTTGTTAAAGGTAAAGGTATAGAAGTTATTGGAGACATGTTTGCAAGCTCTTTAGAAGGATATGATTTTCAAATAGGAGCATATAGAGATGCTTTACTATCTAAATATGGTGTAACTAAGATGAGACATTCTAGGATAATACCAGTTGCAGTTGTATATGAACGAAATAAAGAAACACAGCAATTAACTGATAATATTTTAAAGTTAGAAGTTTGGACTGGGTCAAAAGGTGGTCAAAATCCATTTTTAGAGCATATACCAGTTGCTATGGAGTTAACAGGGGATGAGAAAATAGACAAGTTAATTAAAAAAGAAATGAACAGATTTAATGGTCTAGTTAGACAATTAGAATCTGCTAAATTCAAAGATAAAGAATCTCTTCACAAGAGAATGAGTACTTCTAGAAAGATTATAAAGGATTTACAATTAAGAAAAGATATTGCATCTGGATTAAAAGAATCTTTTAGAAGAATACGTAAAACAGAAGAAGGATTAAAAGAGGTAGAGGAATACATAGAAAAAGACGGAGAGATAATTGCTAATCCAAAATACCTAACAGATCGTGAACTTAGAGAATTATATAATGAATTAAAACATTTCCAAGCTTTTTCTTCATTACCTGAAATAATATCTAAATTAGAAAAAGGATCTGATAACGCTAAAGCATTAGCTGCAGAAGCTAGTGCAAGTGCAGGTAAGATTAATAGAGGTATAGAAGGATTAAAAGAAGCTATGATTCTTAGGATGGTTGAAAAGAGTAAGAAATTAAATATTAATAATATTAAATATAACAGACCTGGAACTGCTACACAGTATGTTGCAGCGTCTGCGCACAAGAATCCATATAGTAGATACATACATCAAACTATGCAGTCTATAAAAGGTATGATGATTAAGGCAGAAAAACAATTAGCGGAAGAGATATATGCTAAAGAACAATCATTATTTGAATATGCAGATAATGCTGGTATTTCTCGTAACGATGCTTTCAAAGAACTTATTGATCCGACTACAGGTAACCTGTATGCTAAATATTCTCCTCAGTTTTATGCTGATCAGAAGGCAGCTAAAGAAACAAGCAATATTACTTTTATGAAAAATCATCATAAAATTAAAAAAGAGTATTATACTAAAGTTTTTAAAGATTGGAAGAAGACTAAATTTAAAGAAATTGACAATGCTACAAATAATGTAGATACTAGAAGAAAGAGAAAAGAAGACTGGTCAAAAAAATATGATGTAGTCAACTATGATTCTGCATGGACTCAAGAAGGTGGAGAGTATTTTTTGATTATTGACGAGACAAAAACACAATCTTATTATACTGAGTCATACCAAAAGATTAAAACTACGCCCGCATTATTAGACTTTTATGAATATCATAGAGATAAGATAAGGGAGTTTGGACATAGATTTGGAATGCATTTAGGAGAAACATTTATAGCCAATGTTCAAAAAACTATGGTAGACTCTTTAATTGAATCTGACAATAAATTAGGGGACCTTACGCAGTCAGTAAAAGAACTATTTCAGGTTAGATCTCATTTCCAAGAATGGGGAGATTTAGATGTAAACGGTAAGCATATTAGAAAAATCCCTAGACTGTACACAAAAGAAATTGAAAATTCTAAGGGAGAGATAGACAGATCTCTTCGTTCTAATGAACTTGGTAGATCTTTATATTTGTTAGGTAAAGCTTCTTTAGAGTATGAACACTTAACAAGAGTAGAAGATGAACTATTGCTATTAGAAACAATCCTTACAGAAGGATTGATAGATGAGGTTGCAGAGAATACCCAAGGTAAAGCTATTAAAGAAAGTTTAGATAGCGTTAGGAAAATATTTGGGTCTACGTCAGGCAATGCAGAATTATTCACTGATATGGTAGATAAAACTATCTATGGAAGATCTTTAAAAACCGCTGATTCTGTCTCTGAAGGAGGGTTTAGTAGAAATAAGTCTCTACTTACATTAAAAACATATGCATCTATAAATGCTTTAGGTCTTAAAGCACCTGTAGCATTAGGAGCACTTGGAGCAGGGTTTGTGGGACTTTACATCCAGGGTAGTAAAGGCATCCATTATAACAATACACATCTTGTAGCAGCTGAAAAAGCTTTAATAGGAAGAGATCCTAAAATAAGAGCTATTCTAGATCATTTTGAAATAGCTATCTTAGATGTATCAAAACGAAGAGGAGATTCGTTATCATCTAATTGGAGAGCTAAATATTTAACAGGTGATAGATGGTTTGAATTTTTAGCACAGGCGGATAAATTAATTGATGCTACATTAGCAGGTGCTATGGCAATGAACCACGGCCTTGATTCTGAAGGAAATTTAAAAAGATTAACTGAATTACCTGAAGGAAGTAAATCATTATGGGATACTGTTGATATAAAAGAGAACTCATTATGGAAACCAAACGCACCCGTTGATAAATATAAAGTTAAGTTTGAAGGTATGTCAGATGCTGCTTTTGATAGTTTTAGAGCTAGAGTACATAGAATGAGTACTAAAACTAAGGGTACAACAGCTCCTGAAGATGTATTAACAGCTAATATGTCATTACTTAATAGATTCTTCTTACACTATAGATCATGGTTACCAGGAATTGCATTCGAGAGATTTGGAAATATACGATATGACCATGTAATGGATCATTTTGACCAAGGTACATGGAGAGGATTTTTTGGTAATTTTGGACCAGAATCTGAATTTGATAGTATGGGACAATTGTTAGATACAGAAGTAGGGATACATAACTATGCAGCTGCAGTGGGAGGAGATATTGTTAGAATTGCATTAGATATCAGTACTTTTGGACTTACAAGCGCATACGACCTTAAAGAGGGGAAAGCAAAACAACAGTTTGACATGTTCCTACTAGATAACGTAGGTAATGCAGACTTTGCATATACTAATGATGTAGAGAAAGAAGCTGCATTTCAAAAGTTTTTGGAATTGAAACGTGGAAATATTAAAGGAACGCTAGCAGAGCTACGATCTGTAATATTATTACTTTCATTATTATCTATGATGGGAGGAGATTGGGACGATGACGGTAAAGTAGATGTAAGAAAGACATGGACAGGAAGAAAATTACATAATATAATGGGACGTATTTATAGAGAGACAGCATTTTTCTGGGATCCTAGAGAATTAACTGGGCCAAGATCATCAGGTATACCATTATTATCTTTAGGACAAGATTTTATTAATCTAATAGGTAATTCAATTGATGAAATTGGTGATGAGATACTTGGAGAAAACGCTGTAACATCAGATAGAACTCCAAGAGGATATTACACATTAAAATTTGCACCAGGACTAGGAGGATTAGGTAAAGCATTAGAAATTTATCCTGCTTATAAAAATCAACGATCATAATGGAAGACAACAGAGGACAAAAATGGCTACGCTTTAAAGAATATTATCTTTCTACAAGTAATATAAATTTAATGAAGATAGAAGGAACTACTGTTATGATGACTTTTATCGATGGATCTAATAAGGCAGAGTTAAGTGTGCAGTGTAGAACCATTCAGCTAGCAAACTATTTATTATTTGATTATATTGAGTTTATTACTGATGCAATAGATTATAGCGAAGGGTATAATGATAGAGAAAATACAATGCGTCATATATTTGAGATAACTGAACTTAAATATCCCTCACCAACATACACCTTAATGATAGGATAGGCTATATCGCAACTAGACAACATAAAAAGGGGGCGCTAGCCACCCTTATTTCTTTTTTAAGTAATTGCAAATAGGATACAAGCTATACTTTAACGTTAGCTCTTTGTTCTGGACTATCTTACATGTAGTTCGTATTCTCTTATAATCCGAGTCTTCATCATCTATAAGTTCACAATTAGGAGTTTCTGAGTGATTAATAAATCCGCCAAGTGGCGTACGTATCCAATCATGTTGAAAATTAGGGTCATAAATATGACTTATCCCTATATCAATTCCTTTAGGAATATCCTCTGTAGTAAATATGCCTGCTCCATGTATATCTGAAGGGCCTATAGACAAATATTCAGGAAGTGGTTTGTACTCTTCGTTTTCTGACATTATAATGACATTTTTAATAATAATAAATACCCAATTAAATCATCAACTGTATCTTCTGTTTCATCATAAATACCTTTGTTGCCTATTCTAGCTAGTTTATCATCTATTCTAGCACATATAGCCTCACTAGCGCTAAGCTTACTAAATATATTAGTAGGGTTTAATGCTGTGTTACCATATGCTTTATTTTTCTGCTCTAACAAAGTAGTTATTTTCTTTACTGTACGATCTAATTGCTCAGGAAAAGATTCCATGTCTTTTGCAAATTGGTCTTTGTTACGATTAGTATCCCAATAATGATCACTGTGTAAGGTAGTATCCATAGTATACGGTTTATTAAATTCTTTATCTTCTGGTACAGACATTTCCACCTTTTTACCACATTTGCATTTGTTTGTTTCATTCATAATAAATTCATTTTTAAAGGTTCTCCAAAATAATAGTTAGGATCAAAATGCTCTATTTCAGGAGACATGATACTATATAATTCTGAGTCATCTTCTAGTTCAACTGCTAATAATTGCTCTAATTGTAACTTTCGTTTAGGACTTTTAAATAATATTTGTCCAATAGCGCCTCCTAATTCTAAGTCATGAAAATCTAATATTTGTATTTTATAATCGTTACTCATCTTAGAATATTCACCAGCTACAAACTTTTGATAATCTACTTGGTGTCGTTCTGGAACATTAAATACAAATATTACATGATGCGGATCAATGTCAATCATTTCTTTGAAGTTGGAAAATTGTTTTAACGCTTGTTCAAACTTCATAAATATTGGATCCATGGAAAATCTGTATACCAATACAATACAATCCCCTGTATCTTGTATGCCTATAAAAGCATTTAAAAGCAAAGACTCATACATAAATAATGTTTTATGCGATCCTAACATAGGCATTATAAAAATTGATGACTTTGTACGTTCTGCAATTTTTAGATCGTAATAAACTATTTTTCTTGTAATCCCTTGTTCTATGATATTGATCTTATAAGGTCGTTTTTTATGTACCAAATTTAATCCTTTCTTGTAAGATATGCCATCTTCTGTTGTAAGCTCTAAGATGTCATTTTCAGCGTCACGAATAGGGGTTATTGAATTTGTTCCTCCTGTGATTCTTATAGTCAGAGGGTCTACTACGGTGTAAGTTAGTTCTTTGCATTTAATACCAGTCATCATCTTTTGTAATTAATTTAGTTAATACTATATCGGGAACTTCCACTGTGTATGCTGCTGCTTCTTCTCTGGTTCTTAGCATAAATACTAAGTGAAAAGTCTCTGCAAATTTACACATTCCTTCAAAGATACCAAATTTTTCTACGTATTTTTCTATAACAAGTTGATAATGCTCTAGCATTTTGGGATTTTCATTCAGTATTTTAATAGCTGTTTTTTCTCCAACTTTAGGAAGTCCTGGTATACCATCAGTAGGGTCTCCCATCAAAGTTTGTATCCATAAAAATCTGTCTGCGTCATCTTTGGAGGTATTTATCCAAATCATTTTATTATAATCAAAATGCTTTCCAGGTATTTGTCTAAGAACATCTTTATCTGGACTGCAAATGATACTATTATTACCTAATTCTGTTTTATGTATTGCTACGCAATCATCAGCTTCTAGTCCAGATACTGCTGTAAAATTATGAGGCTCTCCTTGTAGGTAAGCCTTCAATGCATAGAAAATAGGAGGTTTTGCCCCGTGTTTTCTATTACCTTTATAATCTCTAGTTTTAGCTATATCATATCTAAAGCATTTGCTTAATGTTAAAAATCCTGCGTATGTAGTTGTGTTTGTTTCGTTTAATATTATGTTTATTCTGTTATTTAATCCTTCTATTGCTTCCTCTAAAGTGTCTTTGCCCATTTCATAGTACATTAAGCTATCGGCGTCTATCAATGCTACTTTTTCTGTCATATTATTAAATTTTAAAAATTAAAGGTATAAAGGGGAGGAATTGTAATAGTTTCACAAAGTATAACCGCTGAGTTATGTTGGGCAATAGCGCCCTTTAAATTACTAACCTCCCCTAATATATCCTATAAATTATAGAGCGTTGTGCTCTGCAATTTGCCTGTCAAGCTGAGCTTTAGCTTCAGATTTCTCTTCAACAGCCTTAGCTCTCATATCATCCCACTCTGCATCTGTCATTGCTGCATAAGTAGAACTATGATAAATAGATCCATTCACACCAACTAAGGATGAATGAACAAAATATTGCTTACATCTAATAGCTCCTGTGTCATCGTCTGGCACTGCTCCGATGTGCATAGGATCTACAAAGATATTGTGAATTTCTCCACTGTAGCAATTGATGTACATAAGACCACCGATATGAAGACCTTTAACGCATGACCGTCTATCGTCAACGTTAACCATGTCCCAATCGGCTAGTCTATGTGTACATCCCACTTTGATAAAATGTCCTGGATTAGCAAACCCATTAGGGCCTTCACAGAAGAAAGCATTTCCACCTGAGCCCATCATAGATGGTTCAAATAATCTGTCTTCTACATGTTCAGGTAATCCATCACCTTCTATCTCACCAGTGTCAATGTTGAAAGTACGCTTGTACCTATCAACCTCTTCACCTGTTTCTGAATCAAACTTATGAAGGATTTCACTAGATACTTTGTAACCGTTGAGTAATCCCTCATGGGTGATTTTCATTTGGTACATTGTAGCTCGCTTCGTTGCCGCTTCTTCGCTTAATCCATGGTTTTCCATAAGATCTTCCATATGTTTTGGATGAACATATTGCATGTTCACAAAATTAAAGAATCTCGTACAAAAATCATTTCCATGTCCTTGTTTCATTTTTCTCCACAAGATTGGATTTCTTAACCATCTAGTCCACATCTTAACTAAAGGCATAAAGTCTATCTCTTTGTCAATAGAGTCAAAGATTCTATCTACTAGCGCTTGTGGCATAGGTATACTAGATACCACTCCACTGTGCTTAAGAAAGAATTCTCCTGTTCCTTTATTAACATGAATAAACTCACATTGTGTTTCAATACTTGCAGTATAATCTACAACACATAAAGGAGCAAATTCGTCCATTACTCTATTGTAGTCTTCTACTGTGTCTATACCTTGACTATGAACCTCAAGTTCTTTCATTCTTTGATACAGCTCTTTGCTGTAATCAACTGTAAAAGCTTTGTCTCCATAGCTTCCACAGATTTTGTCGTCTATTACATTAATTGTAATCATAATTTGAATTTTTTTTTATTTAAAATTTAGTTTGTGTTCCATATTTCTCTTGACTTTGCTTTTAGATATATTCTAATTTCTTTCTCAAGCTCAGAAGACATTTCTGGGGCTCGTTGATTAAGAAGTTCAATTTCATCTAAAAGCGGTTTAATCTCATCTGCAAATTCTAGTATATTATCATATTTTGCTAATACATCTAAATCTGCAGCTCTAGCGCCACTAATATCAGACAAGACAAATAACTCTCTCGACTTTTCTTGTATTAGTTCTGCGTCATCGCATTCATTACAAAACTTTTGGAACTCATATAGTTTATCCATGTGATCAGTTATAGCTGGTGCTATATCTCTCACATTTCTATACTCATACCTAGAGTAATTCTCATCTCGTAAATCTTTCAATTCACAATAATCCTTTTGTAATTCATCGTGTATGCAGCCTAATCCTTGCATAAATTTAAAGTCATTTATCCTGCTCAGTTTATGCGCCGTGTAATACTTTACCAGTGAGTCATCCATAATATATTCATTGTTATCGTTAGTTTGTAAAAAGAGTTCGTCTATGTGCTTGACATTAGGGTTTTGTGTAATAAACTTAACCTTATTCATACTCACACGTATAAGCTGAGGTGTATCCCATCCTTGCTTAGGTATAGCCCAGTCAGCATATTCACCACTATAATTAGCATATCTAACTGGAGGATGTTCATACCAATATACAGGATAATCTTGAGATTCATAATCAGTACCATTAGCATAAGAACTCATATGAGATCCAGTATAAACTTGGTTAAATCTAGGTACTATATCCCTAAGCATCTTAGCAGCTGCTCTCATCTTACCTTCATCTTCTGTAGTACAGTAGTAAATACGAGTTTTACTAGTCATAAGATCTTTAGCTTTAGGTTCAATCTTGTCTAAAGTAAAATTGTCATCTTTACGTTTATCCCATCTAAGAGTATAAGCTACCATTCTCTTTTCTATCTCTCTACGTTCTGCATTACTTAGATTAGAAAATTGAGCCTTTTCTTTTTCCATAGCCTCTTCTAATTTACAATTATCTAGCCAGTCTTCAGGAATTTCAACATCGTCATAGCTTTTATACCACTCTGATGCTTCAATAAGCTTAAGTATAGCGTTACGTTTACGTATTACTCTAGCCTTTTCTTTAACAAGTTTAGCTTGTGCATCACCTGTAGCTGTAGCTATTTTAGGATTAAACTTCTCATCTAGATCCTGGATACTATAAGTAGTAACATGATTTTTATGATAAGAGTCTTCTCGGCCTAAATCCATAAGATACATATCTTTATGTTGAGAAAAAGAACCTTCTTTATTATAAAAATGCTTAGCATCAAATCCTTGCCAATCTTTAATTGCATCCCTTTTTATTTTAGTTCGCTCTTCATAAGGCTTCATGATTGTAAGACCTTCAAATAGTTTATTAGCTGGGCCATATTTAATTCTAGGATCAGGACCATATTTAGGTTTAATATCATTTGTATCAACTATCTGAGACAATTTATTAAGAATCCTATTCTCACTACTATTACCAGTAATAACAGATCTGCAAGCATCTACCCATTTAAGAAAGTCAGTTTCTTGTAGTTCCTCTTGGATCACATCACTAGCTTCTTGTGCGGCCGCCATAACTACTCCTTTAATGTATTTCTTAGTGGCTTCATTCCATATAACTTTCTCACGGGATGGAGTAACATCTACACCGTCTTGTAATACAGTTTCTGTACCGTCGTCGTTAACAACAACTTGACGTGCAGGACATTTGAATGCTACAGATCCATACATAGACTCCATTTCTAATTCTTTAAAATCAATGTAACCATAATTAATACCTGTAGTAGCTCCTTTATCTTTCACAAGTACAATGTGCGGTTTATTAAAATAGTAGGAGTTAGAAATTATAATATTCTCAGAGTTATGTATTATCTCAGCTTGAAAATCAACTTTCCTTTCATATCCTTCATCCTCATTATCTATGGTTTTAAAGTTAACATTATCAAAGTACATTAATTGTTCTTCTACAGCTTCTTCAAACTTACTACGATTATGTTTCTTAACTCCAAATGATACAGTAGTTTGATTTTTAGCTTCAGTAGGAACATAGTATACTTTAGATCCATCACTAAATGTAATAAATGGATTCTGCTGTCCAGTCTTTACATTAAACGCAGGTATAATAAAGTCTGTTTTGTAATTATAACAATTACATTTAAACCTCATACCATTGTATATAGTCTCTATAGTATAAAAGTCTACTCCTGTTGATAATGCAGCTTTAGCACCAAGACCAAAGGCACCAAAATTTTCACTGGTATTTCTTTTCGTAGAATAACCTAGTTCTAATATACCTTCTAAACGTTTTGCTCCAATACCTACACCATAATCAGTAACTGAAAATGTATCACAGTAGCCTAGACCTTCATTTTGTTCGTATAACAGATCTATATGCTCTGCTACTATATCTAATGAAGCTATATTGTAATAACTTGCATCAAAATTACTATCTTCATATTGAGCACCGTGGCGTTCAAT